TCAGAGTTTACGAAGACGGTTCGCCAGCGCTCCGAGGTCGCTCAGGTTCTCGTCGGTGTAGTGCTTGAGTGTCGTGGAAATGTCGGTGTGGCGCGCCATCCGACGCACTTCGTGGATCTTCGCGCCCGCTTGAATCAGTCGCACCACGAACCGTCGCTTGAGCGAGTGAAAAGTGGCCGGCCGCCCTTTCTCGTCCCGCGCGTCTACTCCGGCGCGCCGCAGATCCGCCGCGAGCCAGTGCGATTGCTTACGACACGCTGCCCAGTTGCCCGGAAACAGTTTTTGGTTCGGTTTACGCGCGACGAGCCACGGGCGCAGCAGTTCGACCACGTGGTCGGGAAGTGGAATTGGTTCGGTGCGTTTCCCCTTTGCGTCGGCCGCCTCGACCGTGACGACCGGCGGCGCGGCATCCAACGAAAAGTGCCCCGGTGTCAGGTCGGACAATTCACCCGCGCGCAGGCCCGAGAACGCAGCAATCGTGTAGAGTATGGCCCGGTCCCGGCCCCAAACGGTTGCGGTCCCTTTTCGTTTCGCCGCGGCTGCGGCGGTGATGAGTTTACTTAGCTCGTCGTCTGTGAGGATGCGTTTTGACCTGCGCTCATCCACGGCTTCCGGGTACGGCCGCAGTTTTCTAAGTGGCGACACCGCCCCGAACCGCTCAGCGAGCCATTTGGTAAACGCTTTTGCGATTCGCATGTGACCGTTGAGGGTCGCCGGGCTGCACCCCGAGCCGAGTTGTTTCCCTTTGATGGGTGGCGCTCCCCTGCCTTTCTTTCCCTTCGCGGCGCCGGTGATGAGTTTCACCCGCGGGGTGTTCCGGAGCCGCCCCAAAAATCGCACGAACTCGTCTTGGTCGATGTCGCTCCACACGTGCCACCGGCACTCTTTTAATACCCGCGTGAGGCTCGCGAGAGTATTCTTGCGGTACTCTTCCGCGGTCCCCCGCGCGGCGAGTATGTCGATGTATTCGGTCACTAAATCCTCGAGGTGGTCGCTTTGTCGGGCGCCCTCCGCAGCGCGATTTACGAGACCGTGTTTCCGCCGGCTCTCAGCGTCCTCGAATTTGACCAAGGCAGCAAGGGCTGCCGTTTTAGTCCCGATGCACCGCCGCCTGGTTGCCCCCGCAACTTGCCATTCCGCGTGCCACAACTTGCTTTTCTTCCCCACACGGGAACCATCAGGCATTTTCTTCCAATACACCGGCTGAAAAACCCTGCCCATAATTTGATTCCCTCCAGTTGGTTACCGTTCCGTTACGTGAGGAACAACCCAAGCGAAGGCGTTGTCGCTAATACGCACGAGTGCCTGCCCGCGTTCCTCGGAAATCACCCGGAGGCTTACGCACGCTCGCCGGTCTACCAAAACTAGCTTTTTGACCCCCGACAGGCGAACGGGCTTTTTCGTTCGAGCGTCGCGGATCGTTGCGGTCTGCGTTCCGGCGCCGATGTCCAAGCACGGCACGAGCACTTCGGTAGGCGACATGTTAAAAACTCCCGAACTGGCATTGCGAACAGGATATGACGGATGTTCAGAATATGTGAAGACTTGCCCGCCATGAATCTCCGTGGCGCTGCCGCGCAGAATTTGGCAGCGCTTCGCCCGGTGACGCAATGCCCGACGAAACACAACAATCTCTCGAACGCGAGGTCGAATCACTGCTCGCCCGAGTTCACGAACTGCTTCGAGGCGCCGGGCGCAAGTCTTTGCGCGCGAACGCGACCGCGAACGGGGTTTACATTTCGCTCACCGCCCGGCGCGTCAAACCGCCCAAGCCGGCGGACGCGGACTTGGTGAACGTGCCGCACGGCCTCGCTCGTGAGCGCCGTGCGGTCAAGCGGTTGTTTTGTTTCATTCGCGACCAGCGAGCAGTTATGGGCGGGGATGACTTGGTTCTTAACTCGGGTGCGTTGGAGACGATGTTGCGCGTAAAATACCCCGAGGACGATATGGCAATCGACACCGTCCGCCACGCGCTGGCAGATCTGAGGAAAAAAGGGTTCGTATGGGTGCACCCGCAAAACGGGTACTACACGGGCTCGCAGCCGTCGCTGCCATTTTTCGCGCGGCAGCCGGATGAACTTTCCGAGCGAGCGGACGCGGGTTAGATTCGTGGAGTGTGAACAGACGCCCACGGAACAAGTGAACATGACAAATCGCGACCCCCTCCGCGCCCTGCAAGCCGCTGCCCGAGCCATCGCGGACCACGTTTCGCCGGGTCGCGCTGCCAAACGGGTCATCGTATTAGACGATGTGGGCAAACTCATTGATGTCCCGGTCCCGTGCGGCGCCTGCGCCAAGGCGGACGAGGTGGATGAGGCGAAACCGCCCGTCGTTGCTGGGTGGGTGGTGACCGAGCGCGGGGCGACATTCGACGGCACCGCCGTACTCGTGGCCCCTTCTCGTCTCAGGTTGCTCCGGGTGTTCATCGAGGCGGAAAACCCGCTGACCGCCAAGGAGCTGACTGCGGCGGCATTCGACCGGCACACGGACGAGGCGAACACGCGGTACCACATTCGCGAACTGCGCCGCGAACTCAAGACCGCGTTCACTTTCGACGGCGACGTAATTCAGGGCGAAGCGGACGGCTACAGGTTGGTTTTGCGGTAATGCGCTTCACCTTGGGCGGTTCGCATCGAACTATGCGGGCGGGCTAATTCGAGACCCTTGATGGTCTCGGGGATTTGCTATTGCACCAACAAAAGATAGCCGATATTTCGCATCTGAATCCAGAAGATGCGGGTCGGCACGCCAACTTCCTACGGCGGACGTGCCGACCCTTCCCAACCGACCTCCGCCTTGCGGCTCGGGCCGTTGTGCGGATTATGTAGCCTTTTCACTTCAGCGAATCAACACAGATTCGCGGTAGCGGGCAGCGTCGGCGCATCTTCACCTTGACCTGGTGAACCGATGGCAAACGAACTCGTAAAAATCCAATTCCACGGTGATGAATTGGAAGCAGTCGCCCTGGACGGCGGTAACTTCCGAACGAGTCTCCGGCGGATCTGCGAAAACATCGGCCTCGCGTTCAGCGCGCAGCTTCAAAAGCTGAAAAAGAAGTCGTGGGCGTGCGTGTCGGAGATCGACACGCACGATACTAGTGGCCGCGTTCAGTCAATGGTGATGATCGACCGCCGCACGCTCGTCATGTGGCTGGCGAACATTGACGAGCGCAAAGTGAAGGACAGCGTCCGGGAGAAGATCCGCCGGTACCAGGCAGAGTGCGCCGAGGTTCTCGATCGCCATTTCGGGGCGCGAGTGAGCGCGGCGAGCCAAGAGCAGTACCACTCTGACCCGCTCCTCAACGAGATGCTCCGCGTTCAGGCGCAAATGACGTCGTCGATGCCGCTCCTGATCGAGACGCGGCGACGCCAGATTGAGGCGGAACGCCTCCAGTCCCAAATGGTACAGCACCTTTGGGAAGCCCACCAACTGGCCCGCTCCGCGACGGCTACCGCGCAAGCCGCACTGCATCAGAGCACATCGAATCACGGGTACTTCACCGTTTTGGGTTACAGCCGGGTTCGTAACCGAGAGATGCCCGTTACACAGGCCGCGGCGCACGGGAAGAAACTGACGGCCCTGTGCAACTCCAGGGGCATCAGGACGAGTACGATGACCGATCCGCGTTTCGGGGTCGTAAATACGTACCCCGAAACCCTTCTGCGAGAATACTTCGGCGACTCCGTATAATCGCCGCTAACAAATACAAACCGCAGGGGATTAAAGGCAAACAGCGCCTTTAATCCCCTGCGGTTTTACACCCACTCACATCCGACTCACACCGCCCCGGCTCGCACTTACGCACTTTCGACGCGCGCCTGACATCACAACTCACGCAGTCGGAGGCAGAATGCCCCTATCAGAACTCGGGGGCAAAATGCTTACGATTTGTCTTCAGAACTCTCGTCCCGCTCAAGTCGCTGAACAAGCGCTTGGCGTATATACGCACTCATTCCCAAGCCGTACCGCTCAGATTGCTTCTCGACCCTTTCGCGAATGTCAGGCGGTAGACGCAAGTCAATCCGCTCTCGCGTTCTTTTGCGGGGCTTTTCAGGTTGCTTTGCCACGGGTGCCACACAAAATCCGGATTTCATCTGTAGTAGTTCCGCAAATTGTACGGCTCGCCGCATCTCCTTACTATCTGGCGGCTTACTGTCATTCGTCCTGATTAATCGCGGATTTTGTACGTACATTGAGATTGACATCCGGCCTCTGTACGTACATATTACTCCAGACAAGTTAACCACGGGTTCCGACATGACTCGAACACGACGGGTGACGACCAAATTGGTCAAGCTGAAGAGCGCGTGCGAGACGCTCGCGATTTGCCGGGACACGTTCTGGGTGAAGTGGCACGCGGTGTTCACCGACCCACGACCCAAGGAGGACCGGCGCCACGGGTGCGAGCGGAAGGTGTTCGAGGACGAACTGTCGGTGGCTCTTGAGGAAGGCATTAACGCTGTCAAAACTTTCCGTCGCACGATGGGCCGACTCTGAACCACGGTGGGGCGGGGCGATAACCGCTTTGTTACCGACAAGAACCTTGCCCCGTCCACCGCCTAACCCCCCCCCCGGTGCCCCATGACCACCCTCAGCGCAATCTGCCGCCTCTTGTTCGTGTGGTGTCGGGTCAGTGGAGATGTGTCATGAACACCGTGACTACGAGCAACGCGACCGAAGCAGCAAAGGAGGCCAAGAGTCGTATCGCGAGCGAGTTCGGGCCATCGTCCGTGCGTCGCTCGATGTCGATTGGTAAGCTCGCCGCGGCACTGTGCAAGGCTCAAGGCGAGATGAAGAACCCCCCGAAGGATTCGGTCAACCCGCACTTCAAGAGCAAGTACGCGGACCTGGCGACGGTGCGCGACACGGTGATGCCTGCATTGGTGAAGCACGGGCTCAGCGTGGTGCAGTTGCCGTGCGAACTGGACGCGGGCGCGGCGCTCACCACCATTCTCATGCACGACAGCGGCGAGTACGTCGAAACGACGATGTTGCTCCGCCCCTCCAAGGGGGATCCGCAGGGAGTGGGATCAGCGCTCACCTACGCGCGCCGGTACGCGCTTCAATCCATTGCGGGCGTCGCGGCCGATGAGGACGACGACGGGACCGCGGCGAGTCGACCCGCTGCTCAGCAACAGCGCCAGCCGCCCCGTGAGGACGCAACCAGTGCGGTCAAAGACAATCTGCAACTCCGAGCGAAGCACGCCCAAGCATACGGGCAGTGCAAGTCGCACGCGGAATATCTCGCAGCGCGCAAAGGTGTGGTTGCGGATGTAGAGAAAAAGATCCTCTCTCCCGCCGACGTTGAGGCGCTGAGGAAGGTTGACACCGAAACGGTCACCAAATTCCCAGCGCCAGCCAAGGTGTAGTTCCCCCTTCGCGCGACAGGATGCAGGTTCCCAATTCACATGAGGTGGCGGCCGTGGCGGACAAAACTAAGACCCTGAAACTGTCCAGCATTCAGATCGATTCGGGAGTCCAGCCACGTGCCAAGGGCATCGATGAATCTACCGTCGAGAAGTACCGCGAGGACATCGAGAACGGCGACGAGTTCCCGCCGCTCGTCGTCTATCAGGAAGGTAAAACCTTTTGGCTCTCCGAGGGGTTCCACCGCGCCGAAGCGTTCAGTCGCGCCAGCGTGAAAGAGATCTCTTGTGTCGTCCGACCGGGCGGGCGCCGTGAAGCCAGATTGAACGCTTGTGGGTCGAACTCTACCCACGGGCTGCCTCGCTCCAATGCCGACAAGCGTCGAGCCGTCGAGATGGTCCTTGAGGATTATCCGTCGTGGAGCAACCCGCGTATCGCGAAGCACGCGGCCGTTAGCGTGGAGTTCGTGCGCAAGATTCGTCCGGTAAACGATGGAGAAGTCAGGGAGACTTCGGACGGGAAAAAACGCCCACCGATAATCAGGCATGTATCAGACTGCCCTGCAACCGTTGCAGGGCAGTCTGATACTGATGATAACGTCCTGTCTGCAACCGTTGCAGACAGGAATATGGAAATCACCGAGGAAATCGCAAAAAACGAGCCAGAACCGCCTCTGCCCGATCCCGAATGCAAGACCAAAAACGAATCGCTGTCCGAGACGATTTCGCTCGTTAGCGATTCGCCCCCGCCCGCCGCCAAAGTGATTTTGCCGCCGGTAGTCGATGCGTGGGGTATCCCGATCCAGACCCATGCGGTCGATGCATTCGCCACGGTGCCGAAGTTCAAACAACTCGTCGCAGCGATTCAGGCGGCACAGAAGTTATTTAACGAAGTGACCACTTCCCCCGGCGGCGAGTTCCTCCGGCTCCCGTCCGCATCCAGTTTCCGGCGCGGTAAGCGGAACGGCGACGACTACGCCGATCGCTACGTACACACCGGACTGGAGCAGGCTCTCCAGCATGTTAAAGCGGCCGTCCCGAAGCACACCGTGTGCCCGTACCAGTACGCCGAAGCACCGCATCCGGACGACTGCCGCACTTGCCTCAACTTGAAATGGACGCCGGAACTGTCGTCGAGCGTCCCGCCCGTTTGCATTGACCGGGCGAAAATCGCGTTTGGTGCTAACGACAAGGAGGCCGCATGAAGGCGGTGCGCCCGTCGCCGAGTACGCTTGCCGAGGCAGTAGACCGACGCAACGAACTCTTGTTGGAAAAGTCGCAAGTTGAAATCGCTGTGCAGCGGTGGACCGGACACGCGCGTTCCGAAGCCGTGTTGCGCTGCAATGCGATCAACGCGGAGTTGTCGTCACTCAAAACGGCCATCCAACGGCTCAGCGTGGCTGAGAAGCACGCAATGGACAAGTTTGATGTCGTGACCGATGGAACAGAAAGGATGCGTCGGCTCAAGGAGGCTTACGGAGGGGTGTGGGAGTACGTCAAATTTCTCGAACGGGAAGTGGCCGACCTGCGAGCCGAAAATGAACGCCTGAAAGAAAGCGGCGGTGAGGACACTTCAGTCGATTTCTAGGAGGGGCTGTGTTCGATCTTCGTTACTACCAAGAGCAGTTGATAGCGAGTGCCCACAAGTCGTGGGAGTCGCACCAATCAACTGCCATCATCTCCGCCACCGGCACTGGCAAAACGGAGATGTACATGAGTATGGCGGTAAGCGAGCCGGGGCGCGTGCTGGTTCTAGTTCATCGTGACTACCTCGTCACGCAACCCATTGAGCGACTCGAACGGGCCGGGTTCGATGACGTGGCCGTCGAGAAGGCGGAGTTACGCGCCGAAGACGGGTACAAGCGGAACAAGATCGTTTTCGCGTCGGTGTCGAGCATTGGCCCAGAGTCGCAGGCGAAACGGTTGAGCACGTTCGACCCGCACGGATTTTCCCTCGTCATCGTTGACGAGGGGCACCGCGCCACCTCGCCCACCTACCGCCGCGTACTGGATCACTTCAAACGGAACCCGCGCCTGAAGATCCTCATCGTGACCGCGACACCGAACCGCAAGGATGGTGTCGCGCTGCGGAATGTGTGCGAGAGCGTGTCCGGCACCTACGGCCCCTCGCAGGCAATGAGTGAGGGTTGGATTGTTCCCGTGAAATTTTTTCGGCGTGACGTGGAGAGTCTGGATTTTTCCAACGTGCGGCTCAAGGGCACCGACCTGGACCCGGAACAGGTGCAGGCGCTGTTGATGCAGGAGAAGCCGCTCCACGAAGTGTGCTCCTCGCTCGCGGAGGACCGCGGCCCGACCATTGTATTTTGTCCCGAGGTGGCTGTAGCTCGCGCTTACTCCGAACTGATGAACAACCGGTACCGCCCCGGCCGATCGGTGATGTTGTACGCGGACAGCCCCGACGACGAGCGTGAGGACGCCGGCAAGAAACTGGCGCAAGGCGACCTCGACTACATCTTCAACGTCAACCTGTACACGGAGGGCTACGACCTCCCGAACCTGTTGCGAGTCGTGTGGGCCGCGCCGACCGCGTCCCTTGTTCGCTATACGCAGGGTGTCGGGCGAGTCTTCCGGACGCATCCGAGCCTACGTGGGTTGCTGTGCGGCGGCCCTGATATGTCCCCACAACGTCGTCTTCTCATTGACCAATCCCCGAAACCATTCGGCATCGTCGTCACCTACTACCCGGTGAACTGCAAACACGAATTGTGCGACCCCGTTGACATTCTCGGCGGCGACGACCTGCCGCCTGACGTCAAGGCCGCAGCCAAGCAGGTGCAAGACGAAACCAGCAAACTCGGGGGCGGCAGCGAGACGGAGGAGGACATTGAAACGGCGAAGGTGTTTTGCGACCTACGAGCCATCGCGAACCAGAAGTACCGCGACCTCAAGGCGAAGGCATCGTTCGCTGATAAAGCCTTCGACCCGATGAGCGGGCGCAAGACTGTGGGTGGTCAAAAGGATGTGAGCGAGGCACGCGAAGCAGCTCGAAAAGCAGTTGGTACATGGGGCGCCGGCGAGCCGGCTTCAGACAAGCAAATCGGTTGGTTTCGGTTTAAGCGGATTGCGATTCCCGAAGGCGTCACCAAGTTCCAAGCAAGTGTCGTGCGTGACCTAATTGAACTCGGTGTGCAGGCACTCACGGCGCTCGGGTACTCGCGTCAGCAGGCGCTCAAGGTTCGCGACGAAATGCGCAGTCGCAAACAACAAGGAGGTAGCGATGACGCTGGATGAATTTGTATCCCTCATCAACCACCGTATCCCCACACCCGCCGAATTCGTGTCGTTTGCGCGGGCGCAAAAATGGGGGTTCCAGATCAACGGCACCGCGGCTGCGCTAACCGTGCCCGATGCGAAAGACCCGTTTGTCCGATCCTTCGCAAAGATGTTGAGCCGCGAGCCGTATCGCACTCGTGTTCTCGAGCACCTGAAACAAGTGGGGGGGAACGTCGGGGCGGACCCCGCGGCACTTCCGGAAGCCTCGCACCAGAGCGCCACCCCGCAGTTAGTGATTTGTCGCTTGTGTTCGGCGGACGTCACAGATCCAGAAACTCGCGAGCGAATGGCCGACCCCGCGTTTTGCGACCGCGGCGGGGCAAAGGTGGTGTTGGATCTGCAAGGCAAGGTGCTCCACCCGGCAATGGAACGGTGCCCACACAAGCCCGGCAAGCCGAGGGCGGCGTGAGGAACAAACTCGCCCCTGTATGCGTTGCGGCCACGCACCCGGATTGCATGTGCCCGTCGTGTGAGCCGGACTTGCGAGAGCTCGCCACCGCTGCCCTGTCCGTCGCCCGGTGGCACGAGGCGAACGACCCAACGCCGCTGGGCGAGGCAATTGACAGTGTGCTGTCACTGCTGCCCGCGCGGGTTGAGCGGAGACGGTGGGCGGTGCGGGCGCTCGCCGCGATTCGTCGGCTGGGAATCCGCCCGGTCGTTGCAGAGGGCGCGCTTCGAGTGCCGATGGAACTGCTCCCCGCTCCTTTGCGCCAGTGGCTTGATGACCCGGTGAACCGGGAAGCCGTTGAAGACCTGTTGGACGAGGAGGGCGGGTTGCGGCTTTACGGGGTCGCGTGACACAGCCTCCGATTGGCAACGACCGCGTTTCCCCGGCGGGCTGCGGCAACGGGGAGGTTCGCTGCTCCGCGAACGCGAAGGTGATGAGCCAGGAGCAAAGGTGACCCGGGTGCGGGTGACCGAACCGAACAGCGCTGGTGTGCGTCCGACACCCTGCCAGCGATTCGCCTACTGTTCGGCGCGCAGGGTGAAAGCCCCGGACGTGCGAACCAAGAACCGGGGACGGGAAGCGACCTCCGACACGGGACGGCAGCAACCCCACCGACTCCGCAAGGGGTCGGTGCGCTCCCACCTCTCCGGTCGGGCAGTATGGTCTTTGACTCGCATCCAATCACGGGTCGCGGGCACACACACGGAGGCGGCATGAGCCAACTGTATTGCATTAGCGCGCCGAACGGGATGCGGTTCGCGTGCCACGATATGCCGCTCAAGGGTTGGGGGTGGAACGGTGGATGGGATGACGCCGAATCGCACGTGGTGACGTTCCCGAGCGTTCTGGCTGCGGTTCGGTTCATGGGGGTGAAATCCATGTTCGATTCATGCATTGCCGAGCCGTTTGTTCCGACTGAATTAGACCCACTCGCCAGGGGCGTTTTGAAAGACTTGGCTGGCGCTGGTGCGCTCGCCGATTGGCTCCAGGAGCACGACCGCGAGAAAGAGGCTGTATTGCTTCGGCGGCGGTGGCGGTCATGGGAGAAAGAGCGAACGTACTCGGTTGCTGAAGTGCTTATCAAAGCCGGGCGATACGGTCAGAACAAAGAGTGGGCTGAGTGCCGAACCGAGCAGTTGCACCAACGGGCGGATCGGTCATTTACCCACTACATCAAGTCGCGGTTCTTGCCCCGCAAGCGACCAGTGCCACCCGCGCCGCATACGTGCCAGCGCCCACGCACCTGCTGCTGCTCGGTCAGCGGACTGGAGCCCAGCGAGGATTGCCCGGTTCACAGTGGCGGTGAGTGGCCGCCTCGGTGCGAGGTGTGCGGACGATTGATGAAGTATCTACAGGTCTCGCAGGAGGCAGCATGAGCAAGGACGTAGTGCGGGTGCAATGTGAATGTTGCCGGGGCACCGGTCGGCGCGAGCTCACCGGCGAGTATTATGCGACCCTGGTTCGGCTACGGCAGTTGGGCGGCGAACAGTCGGGTGCGGCACTGGCTCGCGATATGGGCGTCAAGCCGACCGCGATGAACAACCGCCTCGCGGCACTGGAGCGTATGGGGTTGGCGACCAGTCGCGTGTACGGTCGGCAACGTCTGTTCGTCGCCAAGAAAGTGAAAGCGGGTGCAGCATGAGCGCGAATCGCGACTGGCTTATTCTCAGCCTGAAGTGGTCGAAAGGCGACTGGTTCAAGTGGTACCGCACCGCGTCCGCCGGCTACACATCGAGCCTACTCCACGCCGGGCGGTACACGGAGGAAGAGGCGCGCGGCGAGCAGACGCGGTGTCCTGAGCACTGTATGGCGGTCCACATCGACCACGTCGCCAAGATGTCCCAGCCGCAATTGGTGCTGCTGAACGACGGGCGCACGCTGAAGAAACTCAGGCGGCTATCGAACCGAAAAGTGGGTGCGCAATGAGCGAGCGTGAGGATTTCATCGCGCGAATCTGTGCCGAGCCGGATGAAGACTCGCACAGACTCGTGTTTGCCGACTGGCTCGACGAGCACGGGGAGCCGGAGCGGGCGGAGTTCATTCGCCTTCAGTGCGATCTCGCGAAACGTGGTCTCACGCGGCAAATGGTTGCGGGCTTAGCAACCCACAAGTGCACCGTCTGCGGAGCGCTGTGGCGCGCGTTAGGAGAGCACGAGGGCAGCGGCTGGTCGCTCTCGTCTAGCCGCTGCGACCCGTGCTGCGACAACGCCCCGATGGGTGACCAAATCCAACCCGTGAGCGCGGATGAGATATCGCTACTCACCCGTGAGATTGAGTTGCTCGGGAAACACAGTCGCGAGTGGTTCAAGGACGCCATTCCGGGCGGCAAGGTGTCTCACTGGTCGGCCAACAACGCCATTCCGTATTTCGTGCTCCCAGGTGGTGCCGGTCGCAACTTCGCGAACATCGAAATCACCCGTGGTTTCGTGAGCGGTGTTTCACTCCCGCACGAGGCGTTTGTTGGTGACGGCATCGCGTGCCTCGATTGCGAAGAAGGCTCGCCGGACTGGGAAACGGGTGTTGTGGAGTGCAGACGGTGCGACTCGACCGGCATTATTTTTGGCGCGATCACGGAAGAGCTGTTTGCCATGCACCCGATAACGCATGTCGAGTTCGATGACCGCACCCCGGGACGATACGAGAACGCACCGTACCAGTGGTACTGGTCGCCTATGCCAGATCGACCCGGTGTGATTCCCGTGCGGTACACCATTCCAACCGAGGTCTTTTACCTCATGCGAGACATCATTAAAGACCCGCACGGGAACCTGAATGACTCTGTGGCTTTCGACACGAGTCACGAAGCGGTCTCAGAGCTTTCACGGGCGGCAGTGAGTTTGGGCAGAAACCAAGCCGGTCTGCCCGCGTGGGCATCGGCGACACAGGAGGTGGCGTGATGAACATTCGGAAGATGAAGGACGTCGTGGCTCAAGCCAAAGAAGCCGTGCGCGACGACAGGGAGAGTGGCTATCTGGGCGCCGATATCCGCGAGGATTTGGCAGACCACGTGATAACGCTAATCCTCGCGAACGAAAAGCTTCAAGCGTTCAAGGACTACGTCCACAGCCGTCTCGATGCCGCCGGCGTGCCTACAGACCCGGAGTCGCCGCACAAGGCGGAGGGGTGCCGGATAGGTGGGCGACTGGATGTGCTCATCGGTGAGCGGGATCAGTTGCGTACCGAGAACGAGCGGTTGAAGCGGGGTGAATTCACCCCCGACGAGTTCCAAGCTTTGTGCCACCACCGCGACGAAAAGCCCGGCTGCACCAAGGGCGAGTTCTTCGACGGGTGCGCGCAGTACCAGCAGCTGTTGTTCCGCACATCAGAACGTGAGCAACTGCGCGCCGAGGTCGCATCCCTCCGCGGTCAGCTCGAGCAGCAGCGGGCGGAGCGGGACCGGTTGCGGGAGGGGCTGAAGCCGTTCGCTGCGATTGCCCCGAAGTTCACGGTAGGGTGGCAAGACTCAACGCGGGTCGACTATTCCGCACAGGAGCCGCGAATCACACTAGGCGACTGCCGGCGCGTCGACGAACTGCTCGCCGATACCGAACAAGTCGCCGCACTCACCCCAGAGCAGTCAGTTGAGTTTCGCAAACTGCTCGCGGCGACCGAGCCGAAGACGGAGGGCGAGTGAGATGAGCGACGAACTACGGCGACTCAAATGGGGCGAAACCCCGTGGGACAATCTCACTCGCGAGCAACTGCTGCAAGAGGTGCAGCGGATGCACATGGCGCTGCTCGGCGCACACTCGGAACTGAAGATTCAGGCGATGTCCAACCCATCGCACCCGTACTGGGCTGACATTCGCGGCAGTGGCGCGCGAACGCTGGCAAAGGTTGGTATCGCACTGGAGAGGTCCGAGGCTACGAAGTGCGACCGCGAGGACGTGTACCGCAAGTTCTTCCGCTACGCGATTGACTTGTTGTTCACCCCGGAGATTGGGTTCGGCTGGTGGATTTGCGATAAGTGCCAAACGATGGTTGGGGCTAACCCCGATGGAAATCGCAACAGCACCACGTGCTACGAACCGAAGTGCGATGCTGCGCCGCTCCGCCCGATAACGTGGGACGACCTGAAGCCTCTTGCGACTGAGGAGTGAGATGACCGTAGACGTCACCGTGCCCGGGCTGTGCGTGCGGTCCACACTGAATCTCCGCGAGCACTGGGCGAAGCGCGCCAAGCGGCAGCGCGACGAGAAACTCGCGGTCTGGTTCGCCCTCGCATCGCTCCCGCAAGAGACCGCCGAATCCGTTTGCGTGACGGACGAAAAGCTCACCGTGCATTTCACGCGGATGGGCGGGCGCACGATGGACGATGATAATCTCGCGGGCGCGTTCAAGGCGTGTCGGGACCAAGTGGCTAAGTGGCTTCTGCGGGACGATTCGCCGCGTGGTGGGGTTGTGTGGACCTACGACCAAAAGCCCGGTGGACCTGTGGGCGTCCGCATCCAGATACAGGCAGCATAACCGGCGCATCCGCGCGTTGCCCGCTAACGCCCTCCGCTGCGTGCTGGTGGCGCGCGGACAGATTGAGACTACGTCGGGGCGTTTGGGGCGGCGTTCACGTAATGGTGGCGAAACTGTGCGATAGGGAGGCAAGTAGGATGGACATTCAGGCTAGGCTGGACCCGATGACCAATCTCGTGACGATTCGGGTGCTTACGCCGGGACGCAGTTTCGGTCACGAGTTTACCGGCACATTGGATGAGGTTCATCGACCTTTCGCTGAAGTGCTAGTTCCGTTTGTTCAAAAACGTGGCGATCTTGGTCAGGCTCAAGACTTTCGCGCCGAGGTTAGGCGCATGCTACTCGCGCTGCAACCCGTGGAGGGTTCCCGGTGACCGACCCCACACTCGCGGCGCTGTCCGCCGCAATCGCCGCGCACCCGGACGAGGACACGCCGCGCGAGCAGTACAAGGACCGGCTCCAGGAACTCGCCGACGAGGGCGACGAGGGGGCACGGGCGAGGTTGGAATTTTGTCGCGTGCAGGAAGAGTTGCAGCAAGAGGAATGCACGCTCCAGTTCTTCCACACGCAGGTGATGACCGAGCGGCTCGCCAAGATGAGCCACCTCGAGCGCAATGGTAATCGTGACGTGCTTTCATCTGCCGCTTATCCCGAAGCGTGGCTACGTCACAAAGCCCATTTGGACCGGCGGCAGGCTCTCCGCAAGCGTGAACGCGAACTGCTCGCCGCCCATGAGCACGAGTGGCGGCGAACCGGGGTGTGCGAGGCGTGTGGTGGTGAAGGGCGCTGCGAGGATTGGAAGTCGCACACCTCCAGTCTCTGCCTCACATGCGGCGGCACGGGCGATGTCGGTGGTCTATTGCTACCACCACTTCCGTCGCAGGTGCTCAACACCGGCGAACACTGGCGCCACCGCGTCGACTTTGTCCGCGGGCACGTCACGACGGTGTACGCGGCGCTGGCGGAGGTGTTCGAGCGGAGATCAGAGGTTTGCTTTGGGTGTGGTGGAACCGGCCGAACCTCATCTATTGGAGGCTCGTGTGCAGTGTGTCGACGGCACGGCACATTGGGGGAGGGGACCGGACTCACTCAGGGCGACTGGCACCCGACCGCGCGGGCGCTGGCGTGGGTGCGGGCGTGGGTGCGGGCGTTCCCGGTGGCTGGGGTGATACTGACGGACTGCCAGCCGGACGAATCCGGTGGCTGGTGGGGATGGTGTCCTGATCTTGATGCCCCCGAAATGCCCGCCTCGTTGTACGACGCACTCGAAGGCGCATGCATCAGGAATCATGTGGTGACGATGTCTTACGACTATCGCACCCGTGACCTCGCCATCGCCGCCCTGTCCCGCGCCGTCGCCCAAGTGCTCAGAGCGCACGTCGCACGGGAGGTGATAGCGTGACACGAACTCTGCCCGACGGCACCATAATCGAATACACGGTCGCCGATTCCTACGGCGGTCCGGACAACTGCTTCTCGCGCCAAAACGTGAACACCAACGCGACGTTCTGGCGCCTTCCGCAAACGACGTGGGTGATATCCAACCACCGCACGATGCACCGGTTCCTTGAGTGGCTAGAGTGCTGTGCGGACTTGAATGACTTCCTGCAATCGGAAGCGGAGGCAGGGATACGATGACCATTCCCGCCCACGTTCACGCTGCCGCGGTCCGAGCCTACACCCTCGCGTCTACCGACCTCTACGCCGACGACGAGATCGTGCGCCTGTGGGCACGCGAGCGCTGGCCGCAAGTTGGCGTGGACAACGGCTGGCCGTGTCAAGTCGCGTTCTGGGTGATGAGTATTACCGCACAGGACGGGCACGGGTGAGGGTGCCAAGTTACCCCGGCGGGTGAGATGGTGGTAGCATGGCTCGTCCCCGCGAACTCACTGACAAGATCATCACCGAAGCTGCAGACTTGGTGAAACGGTGCCTGTACGTCGAGACCGTCGCAGCCTCACTCGGCATCCACAAGGACACGTTTTACGACTGGCTCAAGACGGGTTCGCGAGAAGCAAGGCGACGCGATCAGGGTAAAGAGCCGAATTCCGATTATGACAAAGAAGTCAGGTTTTCCGACGCAGTTAAAAAGGCGATGGCGGAAGCCGAGTCCGATTACCTCAGTGTGATTCAAGCCGCTGGCACCGAGGCGTGGCAGGCGCTGGCGTGGATTTTGGAGCGGCGGTTCCCACAGCGGTGGGCTACTAATCGGGGTGAACTCCGGGCGCTGGCGAAGCAGATCGCAGCCGTGGCACAACAGGGGACTAAAGGTGCCCAGTCCGTTCGAGGTGCTGAAGCGCAAGACACAGCGTCTGCAACCGGTAGCACAGCCAGTCTCGATTCTGTCGAGTGAGTTTCCGTCATTTACGAAATGGCTCGTAGAGGCTAGCCCCGAACTTGTCTGGGATCACCACCATCTCAAATTTATTCGCCGTCAACTTGCGGATGTCACACTGGGCACGTGCCGCAAGTTAGCGATTGCGTGGCCTCCCCAGCACTACAAAACGTGGTCCACCACCGTTCGATACCCGTTGTGGCGCATGCTCCGCGAACCGGGATTGCGCGTCGGTGTGGGCACGTACAACCAGCGTTACGCGAACAAAATTAGCCGTTGGACCAGGCGATTATTGGACCGCCTCGGTATTGAGGCTACCGGTGCTGTGGACTCATGGAACCTTCCAAACGGTTCGAGTTACATCGCTCGCGGCGCTGGTGTCGGGCTTGCGGGCGAACCCGTGGATCTGTGGATTTGTGACGACCCGTTTAAGAATCGCGAGCAGGCGGATAGTGCGACAGTTCAAGAGAAAGTGTGGGAGTGGCACATGGACGACGTCACTCCTCGTATCCAAAAGGGCGGCGCGTACATCCTCATTCACACGCGATGGAACGCGGGCGACCTCATCGGGCGGGTGCTCAAGTCGGAAGACAAAGACGCATGGCGATTCGTTCGCTTGCCCGCGATCGCCGAGACGCAGGAGCAGCGAGACCGTGTTCACGAAAGGCTCGGTTTGCCCCTCGGTGAAGCTGACCCTTTAAATCGCGAACCAGGTGCGCCACTGTGCCCCGCTGCCTTTGATGCCGAAGCGTTAGCGGATAAGGAGCGAGTGCAAGGGGTCGGTTTCCAGAGCCTTTATCAACAAGATGAAGTGCCCCGTGGCGGTTCATTCTTCCAGCGAGATTGGTTTCTTGATGTTGATGCGGTGCCCGCGGGAACGGAGTGGGTGCGGTATTGGGATTTAGCTGCAAGCCGCGACGATTCCGCGTGTTTTACATCGGGCGTTCTCATGGGGAGGCACGGTACCGGCGAGAACGTCAGGTACTTCATTGGCGATGTGATTCGTGGCCGTTGGGCGCCCGCCGAGCGAAACGAAACCATTCTGCAAACTGCCCGGGGCGACAGTACCCGGGCTGGGTTCAAGCGGACGTGGTTCGAGAAGCCGGTGTTTGATAAGAATGGGCAGGCTTCGCGAGCCATCGTCGCGAAGCTCTCCGGATACCCAGCCAGCCCCGATAATGTCGGGGGCGCTGGGTCGAAAGAACTTCGTGCGGAACCAATGGCGGGCGCAGCGAAGGCCGGGCTGATAAAGCTGCTTGCTGGCGGATCATGGCGCGCAGCGTATTTGACCGAGCTCGAGGGATTTCCTCGCGGTCAGTGGAAGGACCAAGTCGATAGTAGTACAGGTGCGTTCAACAGGCTGACCAAGCCGCAAGGCGGATGGGCGTAAGCGAAGGGGTGCGGGGATGAGTGCGAACGCGGTTCGATTGCACGGCTACATTTCCGTAGTTCTCACTTCGCACCCCACAGCGACTTGCATTCGCTGCGAGCATTCCAAGCGATGGTACGTTGTATTGCCGGGCGGCGTACCCCTGAGTGATTACACGGACACGCCGTATCTCGCGTGGAAAAACGCGGCTAAGAGGGGAAGCCAATGACCGACCTCGACGCGATACTCGCTGCGGTACTCGCACACCCCGACGAGGACACGCCGCGCCTGATGTACGCCGACGAACTCGATGCGCAGGGGCAGCACGAGCGGGCGGAGTTCATTCGGGTGCAGGTGAAATTACATTCGGGTGGCCCGCACACCATCAAGTGTTCCAAGCCAGCCAGCAGGCGGCACCAATACTGTCGCTCGTCCGCGTGCGACTGGTGCGCACTTCACCGCCGAGCCTGGGCGCTATGGAAGCGCAACTACCGTCAATGGGAAGGAGTGCCCAGGCTAACCAATTACATGAACCGCGACAGCCTGCGGCGTGGGTTCGTAGGCGAGATCACCTGTGCTGCCGCCTACTGGCTCCAGCACGCTGACTCAATCCTCTCGCAGCACCCCGTGCGAGAGGTGAGGCTGACGGACATTCCGTTGCTGCAAGGAGCCGAATGTGATGTGGGACTGCACAACGACTCGGCACAGCGACGGTTTGCGTGGCAGGATATACGTCAACATGCCGACCAGCACGAGCGGGAAATTGAAGTAACTGGTACGATACCTCAATGCGTGCTTGAACTGAGGTGGCCGCACATTACCTTTGCCCTACCGATACCGTTTTAACTCGCCCGCAAGTTCCCCCACAGCCCTGCAAAATCGGGGCTATGGCAGGCACCAGCCTATTCCCAGAGCCGTACCGCGAGCCCGAGCGCGACCCCGTGCAGTTGCAGCAGGGCGCGACGCTCATCGAGTACTTCAAGCGTCAAATCCCCGGACAGTGGACCGACAACCGCCTCGAGCAGAGCACGCACTACACCAACATGGCGTATATCGCCATCGACCGTAGGCGCTCGGAAATGTCGTCGGTAGCCGCGTGCGTGGAGCGCCGCAAGCGTCGGGACCGGACAACCTTCGGGGCAGGTGCTACCTCGTTCGTTAAGGCGCTGGCGCCCAACGGCGGGCAGGGTAACGACCAGGACTACGTGCCCATTCATGACCACCCGCTGAGCCAACTTGTTCAGTACCCCAACGGCCCCGACGGACCGGACACGTTCGGGTCACTGCTCTCGTACATGGACCTGCAGCGCAACCTCACGGGTAGCGCGCTGGTGTGGTTCGTACCGTCGCGCGCGGACGAGGCGAAGCCGTGCCAGATGTACCCGCTGCACACTGCGCTGACCACACCGCAGGGGCAAGGTAGCCCGCAGTACCCGGAGGGGTATTGGCAGGTTACACCGTACTACGCTTCGGGCACGATGTGGGCCTATGGCGGGCTGTCGAACCGCCTCGCACTCAACACACGGCTGCCCGGCCGCGAGGTCGGCGCGCTCCGGAACCCGCACCCACTGACCCGCACGGACGGTTACGCCGCGTTCAGCGCGTGCGGCGTGTGGATGGACATCCTGGAGCAAATCGACCTCGCACGCCACTCGCACATGCTGCAAGGGCAGGTGACGGGTACGCTGGTATACATCCCGGGCGCTGGTCAGGACACGCTCGACCGCGCCAAAGAGGAATACAAGCAGCGGTTCGCCGGTGCCCGGAACGCGCGGTCGATTAACTTCCTGAGCGCTCCGGACGGCACCCCCGGTGGCCAATTCAAGGTCGAACAGGCCAGCCCGAGCGCGCTGGAGTTGGATTTCAACGAGTCGTGGATTCAGGTCGCGAAGATGCTGTGTGCCATTTTCCGCGTGCCTCCCGGTGTCGCGGGTCTGGACGACTCGGACAACTACGCAAAGAGCTACGCCCAGCGCCAGCAGTTCCACGACGACTTGCTCCACGACGTTAGCACCTACGCCCAGTTCTTCACGCAGCGGTTGTGCCGCCCGTGGGAGAAGCGACCGGGCGAGTTCCGCATTAAGCTCCAGTTACCGCGCATCATCAACAAGGAGCGCGCAGAGCCGAGCGTCCAAGACCTCATCAGCGCCGACGCGATTCTCGTGAACGAGCTCCGGGCGCGCGACGACATGCCGCCCATCAACGGCGGAGACATGCCGCCCAAAGCGTACAGCGCATGGGTCATGAACATGGTCGCGCCGCCCCCGGCGCCTGCCCCGATGCCGGACGAGATGGGCGGAGCCCCCCTACCAGATGGGGAGGGGGCTGAAGACCAGCCGACCGACGACCAGAGCGACGAGACGCAGAACGCTGTGACCGCGGCGGCGCTGGAAACGCTCGTTGTACCACAGGACGACCAGCAGCAAGACGACAGCGTGCAAAAGGCGGTGCGACAGAAGCGGCAAGAGGGGCAGGTGTGGACTGGCAATGACGGTCTGAAGTACACGAAGCGCAACGGCAAGATCGTCCTCGCGCCGCACCCGGCGGGCGCTGACGGGCGGTACCCGTCTCGACACGATGGTATCACCTACGCGAACGAGGGCGACCGCGACAGTGACGACCGGCACGTTGCTCGTGAACGGCGTGGCGCGCAGAAACAACTCGACAAGGTTCGCGCCGCTCTTACCGACGCGATGAAGCGGCACGACGCCAAGCAATCGCACATCGAGCAGTTGCGCCAACAACTCGACGCGGCAACGAAGCGGTCGAACCGGGCACAGGCGAAGCTAGGACGCCCCGAAGCGAACGCAGCCGCGCAACCCGTATCGCCACCTGCCATCGCCAACCACGACCGCCTTGCGTCGGCGCTGCTCAACGGGCAGCCCGCCGTGCGGCTATTCACCGCGGGCAACGGACCCGTTCAGGGGCACACCATCCGCGATGGCGCGAGCCTCCAGCGATTCATCGCGGCGGGCGGTGTGCTACCCGATGTGGTCTACCAGCGCGCCGCACAGAAGGTGCAGGCGCGCACGCCGCAGGCACAGCAGACGCTCTCTACCGCAGACCAGTGGGCGGCGACACAAGCGAACCGCCACGCCGACCGCGTTGCCCAGCACTTCGGCATCACACGCGAGCGCGCCCACGCACTGCTCGTCAGCGCGATACGAGCGACGGCGGCACACGCGGCGAAGAACGGCGGCTCGATGCCCAACGTGACGATTCGCGACAAGCGGACGGGCAAGACCGCGAAGTTGTCCGCGAAGCCGAAGGGTCCAACTTCGGGCGCACCGCCGAAACCGAGCAACCCCGCGGGCAAGGGTAGCCTGCCGGAGCGACCGCAAAGTGCGAGGGTCAAGAAAGGCGTGCGCCCGGAGTTCGCGGCGCTAGTGGCGAAACTAACTCAGAAGGGGTGATGTGTGGGTTACCGAATCGTCCGAATGAACACAGCATTATTCAACGAAATCATGACCGACGGCAAGACCTTACCGCCGCGCCCCGGTCAGCGGATTCGCGTTGTGAAGGGGTTGCCCGAGGGCGCCAAGCTCGATGCAATTTCGATGGACTTGTACTTCGCACTCGATCAGATCGCGTTGAAGTACTCGCACCCATCGTGGGACGAGACGCCCGCGAATCAAGCTATCCCGGTCATCGATGTGCAGTACGTCATTGAGGACGAATTGAAGCCTTGCCCCGACTGCGGCTATCGCCCGGGCGATCGCGGTGCCGTAGCAACGGGCGGCGAACCCGATGCCCCCGACTCGTATGACCCAGGAGACGGGCAGGATCATGAGGCCGCAGACGAGCCGGACGAATACACACATTTCGCGGGCACGGTCGTCTCTGGGGGCGGTGCATACGAGGTGTGGGGTAAACACGAAGTAGACCAAGACCAGTTGGCTGCGTGCTTCCCCTGACTTCGAGTTGGTAAAGGTGGGCGACTGATGAGCAGCCTGAAGCAACTCCGCAAAGCCCTCAACCTGTCGCGTGACGAGGTGGCGCTGTTCCGCAGTGCCCTCGATACCGCGCGCGAACAAGGCGCACTGGAGACGCTGCGCATCGTCAAAGGCTGGGACGAGCGCAAACACCCGCGCGGACAGCCGGGCAATGCGGGGCAGTTCGTGGGCGCGGAGCGTGCGCCACTGTTCGAGTTGGCTGATGACGACGAGACGGACCACAGTGAGATTCACGACAAGTGGAGCGACGAAGACAGCGCCATTGAGTCGGAGCGGGAGCAGGAACGTGAGGCTCGCGACCAGAAGCACGACAAAGCCCGTGAGCGCGACCGCGAAGATGCCCAAGACCGCTCAGTTGAAGGCTGGCGCAGCGACGATAAGCGGATCGTAAAAGAGCGCCAAATCGAGGACGAGAACCGCGAATGGGCACGGGTCCGCGAGGACGAGAAGGCGTTCGCGCGCATCCGCAGGGAAGTCACACGGGACCGCGAAAGTGAACTGACTGCCGCGAGGCGAGTGAGGGACAAAGCGCTTGCGACGATCGACCGCGAGTACAAGCAGCGCGAAGAGGAAGTCTTCAAACTGGACAACAGCGAGGAAACGGGAGAAGACCCGCCCGCGGAGTATTACAAGCAGTTAGACGCCCTCGAAAAATGGCACGAGCAGCGTCTCAGTAAAGCCGAAAAAGAGTACGAAAAGGCAACCGAGGCGATTGACGAAAAGTACGACGGCGAGTTCGCCAGCCGGCGCGAGCAGTACCGTGACCAGCAAGACGCGGCACGTCGAGCAGAAGACGAGCGGATTAGTGACGCGCGTCAAAAAGAGGATGACGAACTTGAGGCGCAGCGCGACGCGGACCTTGAATCGTTCGGTGAGAAATACGACGAAGAGACCGAGCGCCTTCGCGCCGAGATGCACGCGAAGCACGACGCCGATCACGCGAGCCGGGACCGCGAACGGTACCACGCACGCCGCGAATCGCACCCGGACGCGCACGCCGCCTACTACGCCGATGACGACCACAAGCGGTACCGTGGCGAGCTGAAAGCCTTCAACCCCTCACAACCGCGCGACGACGCGGGGCGCTGGTCCGGCAGCGCGCACAAGCCCACGCACAACCTGACAGACGCTCAGCGCAGCACGCTGAAACAACTGGCGCTGCTGTTCCCCGACGGCGTCCACCACCTGCTCGACGACAGCGGCCGTGTCAGTGATGCCGCGCTGGGTGTAGCGCCCGAGCAGTCCGAAACGGCACTACGTGAGCAGATCGACCAGCACCGCGCCGCGTGGCACGCGGTCAACGACCAGATTAACGATCTGCTCCGCGAGGTGCAGCGCACCGAGGGCATCGATACCGCCGACGAACTGCTCAACCGCGAAATCGAGTACACACTGTTCCGCGGCGAGTTCGACGCGCTACGCGACAACGAGGCAACGGCGGGTATCGCGGATGCGTTGGACGCGGCACAGAACAGCGAGTTCCCGAGTCACCCGATTCTGCCGTGGGACTTGCACTTCGCGCGCGACGCGGAGCAGGAGATTTCCGAGACGGGTCACGAGTCGCTTGCGACCCAGGCAGACGACTACGCCCGCGCTGTGGGAGAGCACAAGGCACGGCTCGAAGAACTGGCGGCTCGCACCGAGGGCACGCGGGAGCAAGCCGAGCGCGAGAGCGCGAAGTTCCGCAGCGAGCAGCGCCAGCACCTTGAGCACATCGCAGGAGAGTGCGCGAAGGCGCTGGAGGGAACAGGGTTGGGCGAGAGTCGTGCGGCCGTGGAAGACCTGGCGGCGCGGGTTACGGGTTTGCTGACGCACTTCCCGGCGAGCGAGCGGAAAGCCCTGGTAACCGAGAACGACATCCGCGCCGGTGGTGACAATGGCTTTCGCGACCCGGCACCTTACGGCTACTGCCCGGAGTGCCGTGAACCGGGGATTATGTGCGAGCGCCGCCTCGACGGTAATGCTTACTGCGCGAACAAACATTGCTATCCCCGCAAGAAGGCAAAGTACGCGAGCACACAGGTCGAACTCACGGGACGAGCGAAACGCAAATTGCTCGCGATGGCGGCGCAAATCGCGGACAAGGATTTGGGCGAAGATGGACGAGAGGAAGAGCCGCACATTACGGCACGGTACGGGTTGCACGCCGATGGCCCCGAGCAAGTGGAGCGACTCGTAGACGGGTTCGGTGTCGTCCACGTTAAGCTCGGCTCACTGAATGCGTTCAGAGGGGATGAGACGGGAAAAGACTACGACGTCATCTACGCCGAAGTGGAAAGCCCGGACCTCGTTCGCCTTAATGAACTACTTGCAGGATTACCGCACACCCAGACGTGGGCAACGTACAAGCCGCACGCGACGGTGGGCTACGTGAAGGCGGGGCTTGCGGCTTTGGGAACAGCCAACGAAGAAGCCACAATCAAGCGGCTCACCTTTAGTACGGCGAAGCGTGACAAGACGGTATTGCGACTCACAGCGGGCGAGCGGAAAGCGTTTGACCCGAACGAGCCGCGAGATAAAGTGGGGCGCTGGACCAAAAACGGTGGAGGCAGTGATATCGACCCTTCTCGCGTGAACAGCGAAAGCACGCCGTGGGCGGATACGAATTACGTGCAGTGGCACGATAAGAACGATAACGAGCACCAAATCTACGTCGAAACCGGCGAGTACTCACCCGAAGATGAAGACGAAGACAAAGTGACTGTTTACCGATTCGTCTCGTTCGACCACAAAGACAATCGTGACCACGAGGGCGAGTGGGTATTGGATCGCGATGAGGCCAAGGATGCCGGGCGTGAGTTCGCGGAGCAGTCGCACCACGACGCGGAGGATAACGCGGACGAAGAGAATAGTGGCAAAACAAATGACGACGACGAAGCCGATGAAATTGACGACGAGCCTGCACCGGAAGATAACGAGCGCCCGAGCGAGCCCAATTGGTCCGAGGTCTCATACTATCACGGCTCCCTAACGCCGATATCCGAGTTCGCCAACGTGACCGGTCGCGGAATATCCTTTTCGACGGATGAGGGACATGCGAGAGAATTCGGGCATCACATGCACGAGGTGCAACTCGATGTGCGCAAGCCTTTAGACCTTACCTCGCTTGGTACTGGCGCAGGCGAAGAGGGCGAGGACAGCGACGACCGCGTGAGTTCATCGCAAATACAAGAAGCTCTCGCCGAGTACGGAATCAAGGTAAAGTTCGACCGGTCGTCAAAGGGCTGGACCACAGATATTATGCGGTCCAAAATGCCCGAAATCATTGCTCAAGCAAAAGCTAAAGGCTATGACGCACTTCTCGTCATGGACTACAAGGAGTGGGAGGCGGAAGAGACTGTAGTTTTCGACCCCGACCAAATACGGCTGGTGCGGAATTAGAATTTACCCTTCACCAGCCGCTTCAGCCTCTCCGCTTGCTCCTCACGCCCCAATTCCTTGAGTCTATCCACCGCGGGGACGAGTGCCGATTCGTCCCCGCCCGCCACCCGCTCAATCAAGTCGCCGAGTGTGGGGTCTATCTCGTCGCGGATACGTCCTGAGAGAATCAGCAAAGTCATTCCTTCTTCGAGTGTGAACCGTCGCATGAGGAGTCTCCTGTGGGGTACACAGAGAGTTCCGGACCGCGGGCGAAGTGCGACAAATCAGACGGGATTTTTTGGCTGCGGCCCCGGACGACGGGCACTGTCGCGGTACTCCTCCACGCTCTTCTTTTCGACAAACCAGTCCCTTCCAACCCGCTGCCCCCGTAGCCGTTCGTCGAGCAGCAATTGGCGCACGCGGCTCGCGTTGCATCCGATTATCTTTGCGGCTTCAGCGGTGGTGATGTAGTCTCCCATGACTATATCCTAACGCACACGTCACAAATTTCCAGATTTAATGTTGACTCGCGGTAACGCTAGCGTTAGGATTGTGTACACAGACGCGAGGCCACACCGGCCCGCGACAAAGGGGGATGAGACGATGGCCACTGAAACGATCATGAATGACGAAGCGATTTTGGCAGCCGTCCGTGTGCTCGCACCGGAAGCCACGTGGGTGGGCGCCAAGTGGATTGACACCTACCGTGGTGAACCGGACATGGTGCTCATGAAGGCCACGGCCCTCGTAGACCGCGGTGCGAATATGCTGGGGTCGATGGTTTGCACTGGTTGGGGTTGGCACTGCCCCGCGGGTCGAGCCGATGCTTTTCGGGCTCTTGCCGAGGCCATCGGTGTCACGGATCTCCGCGAAGAAAAGCCATCCTATTTCACTTGGGGGCCGGGCGCCAAACTCGGCATGGTGACCACGACGGTGGGCTAACCCCGCACCCCGGCCCGTGGCACTCGCCGCCACGGGCACTCTCGCCCAACACAGGAGATCGATCATGGCGACGACGATATTCGACGCTCACCAGTACGCCCTCGATTGCGGGTGGGATTTCTCCTGCATCGAGGCGACCGCTCAGCACGGCCTAAGCGACACCGACGTCGTGGCCATTAACCTGTGGGCTGGCGTCCACAGCGACGACTACGACCCGCCAACGGCTGAGGCGGCGGCTGCTGAGGCGGAGGCGGTCAGCGCGGCACAGTCCGCTCGCCTCGCAATGAAGGCGTGGTGTGAGGCGAGAGTCGCCGCCACGGCCCACTGAGTCTGTCACTGACACCGCGGCACCTGCGTAGGGGGGTGCCGCTTAACTGAGGGCGCTCACCGTGCTGTACATACCGAGCCTCGATCTGTGTCTCACCAGCTACTCCACCTACTGTGAGCGGTATCTGGTCGCTGTGGCAGGTGCGGTGGTCGATCCGCCGTACCGAGAGAGCGGGTACACTGAATGCCCCGAATGGCTCTCGGACGCGATGCACCTCGCCTCCACCGCGGAGCAGATTGATCGGCTCGCGATGAGCAAGAGGTATTGACCCGCCACGGGCACAAACGCAGCGTCCCGCGGGGATCGATTCCCGCGGGACGTGGTTGTTAAGCCTCACATCTCGCCCAAGCAAGTTCCCCCGGCGCGCCCCATTATCGGGGCATGGCACGCAGGACGACCCTCGCACACATCCACCGCACCCGGTTCGAGACCGTAGTTAAAGCGGTCGCGTCCGACGACTCGTTCTCGGTGGTGTCGGTGCTCACGTACCCCGGCGCAGATCGTGCCGGGGACGAGGTGGTCGCGGACGGGCTCGACTTCACCCCGCACCAGCGCAACCCCCGCGTCGACCTCGAGCACGGGCTGCACCCCGACGTCGGTCGTCAGACGGTCGGCTGGGCGCACACTAAACTCGGGCGCCCGGGCGGTACGTACACGGTCACCAAATCACTGCTGGACGTGCCCGGACACGGCAAGCAACTCCTGCCCGTAGCCACGACGCATTTCGACCGCGACGACCCGTTACAGCGCCAAGTGTACCTGATGGTACGCAAGGGCGCGCTGCCCGCGGTGTCGCTGGAGTTCGAGCCCGATTGGTCCAAAGCAATTGCGATTGGCGACTCGCCGATTGAGCGCCGCAAGGCGTTCCGGTTCGGCGCCGCGAAGGTGCGGCTCTACACGATTTGCGCCGAGCCCGTGTGCCAGGGCGCTCAAACCATCCTCAAGAGCTTACCGCCGCAACTGGAGCCGCTTTTCAAGGTACTGCGCGACGGCACCGTTGATGGCGAGCGCCTGCACCCGCATATCCTCAAGAGCCTCGACCGGTACACGCCGACGCGCGTCCTGGTACCCGTGGAGACGAAAGCCATGCCGCAACCCCAGGACCAAACCGCGACCAAATACGACCCCACGCCCACGGACGACCCGAACGCGATGGGCGACGACGGGACGGGTCAGGACGCGAGTGGTCCCGCGCTGGGCGGCATCAGCGCGCTATACAGCGCCGCACAGGGCGCCGTGGGCATCGCGGACCAACTCGAATCGGACATGCAAACGTCGGACTCGCCGCAGTTGCGCAAGTTCGGCCGCGAGGCGAAGCAGAAGATCCTCGTTCTCGCGCAAGAGATGAAGGGCATGGCGGACAAGCACCACGCCACCCTCGACAGCGACGGCGGGGAGATGGGCGACGACTACGAGGACGATGACGGCGAGGACGGTGACGATTCGGAACTCGAAGAGACGGACGCCGACGACACCGACACAGAAGGCGAACAGAAACCGCCCGCCAAGAAAAAGAAGCCGAAAAAGCCCACGGACATGAGCCGCGACGACGAGGGCACGCTCAAGGCCGTCCCGCCGCAGTACCGCGAGGTGCTCAAGGCGGTCACGCCCCGGCGGTACAGCCTGCGCGAAGTCACCGACGGCATCGAGGCGGCACAACAACAGGCGATTGCCGCGGCACAGGCGACCAAGAAGGCGACGCTCGTGGTCACGCCAGAACCGGAAGAGCAAGACGCCGAACTGCAAGAGTTGCTCGCGGACGTGTCGAAAGCTCGCCGTCATTTGAAGCAAACTCGCCGCAACTACACGTGAGCCAAATTACAGTCCCTTAACCCCGGAGCAATCCGATGTCGGCACTCGAAGAAGTTAAGCAGGAACTCCGGAACGCTAAGGAGGAACTGCGCAAGGCCCAAGAGGTCATCAAGAAGGGCGCGATGGAACCCGCGGAGCACACCCGGCTCATCGCGGACGCCATCACCAAGTCGCTGCCCGCGCAAGTGCGCGACCCGAACGCGGACCCATACGGGTTCAAGAACCACGCCGAGTTCTTAAGCGCCGTCATGAAGGCGACCAACAACCCGGGCGTGAACATGGATCGGCGGCTGCTGCCGCTGTGGTCCGGGAATGTGGGCAAAGCCGAAAGCGAGTTTATCCTCAAGGCGGTCGGCTCGGACGAGGCGCGCACGAACTCGGACCCCTACGGTGGGTTCCTGTTGCCGACCACGTACAGCCCCGACTTCCTGAAGATCGACCCGGAAAACGACCCCATTGGGTCGCGCACTCGCAAGGTGCCGATGGGCAGCGCGATTGTGAAAATCAACGCGCGCACCGACAAGAACCACACCACGAGCGTGTCGGGCGGGCTCACGGTCACGCGGCGCCCGGACACCGTGGCGGCGACCGCGAGCCAGATGCAGTTCGAGCAGGTGGTGCTCGAAGCGCACGACCTGTTCGGGCTGAGCTACGCGAGTGAAAACCTGCTCCGCGATTCGCCGGTGACGTTCACCGCGCTGCTCAGCGCCGGGTTCAACGACCAGTTCACCTACCACCTCATCAAAGAGCGGCTCTACGGAACCGGGGTGGGCGAGTACCTCGGCATCCTGACCGCGCTCGATTCGGGGAGCCTGGGGCCGACCGTGGTCGTGTCGAAGGAGAGCGGCCAGCCGGCCGACACCATCCGCTACGAGAACGTGCTCAACATGCGTGCCCGGTGCTGGGGGTACAGCAAAGCGGTCTGGCTCGCGAACCACGACACCATGCCGCAGCTCATGCTGCTCAACCAGGCGGTGGGCACCGGCGGGCAACCGATGTGGCAGCCGTCCGCACGGGAAGATCACCCCGACATGTTGCTCGGGCGCCCGCTGTTCTTCACCGAGTACGCGAAGACCCTGGGCGACTCGGGCGACCTCATCCTCTCGAACTGGGAAGAGTACCTTGAGGGCACGTACCAGCCCATGCAGTCCGAAGAGAGCATCCACGTGCGGTTCGTCAACCACGAGCGCGCGTTCAAGTTCTACATGCGGAACGCGGGCATGCCCTGGTGGAAGGTGGCCCTCACCCCGACGTACTCCGCGAACAAGCTCTCGCCGTTCGTCGTGCTCGAAGCCCGCTGATAACCCCGCGGGGCGCAACCGCCCCGCGTTTCTCCCCGCTCACACCCAGACACGAGGTTCCCGATGGCATCAGCGGTTACCACGCAGCACATCGCCAGCAACATGGCGCTGCTCAGTTACGACCACGACCCGGGGAGCACGTCGGCGGTCATCACCAGCCCGGACGGGGGCACCACGAAGCGGGTCGTGCCGCTCGCGCTCTACGAGTGGTTCGGCGTCGCCGCGATGACGAGCGTGTCCGCCTCATCGTCCGGTATCACGAAAGTCGAAATCGTCGGCTGCACCGACTCCACCGGGGCGAACCCGACGGTAGTCGTGGACAGCGGCACGGTCGCGGCGGACGCGGTCGGCGACTTCGTGTTCGTGGAGTGCCAGGCGTCACAGGTGAAGGAGGTCGGGGACGCGGCGGGGATCACGCTCACGCACGTGGCGGCCCGCCTCACCTGCTCGAACTCGGGCGACGAGGCCGTGGTCACGTACCTGCGGTTCCGCCCGAAGTTCCCGCAGAAAGACCTCACGACCAACGTCATCAGCTAACGGTGATTCGTGGCGAACGACAACAAGAAGCCGCAACCCGCGCCCGACCGCATCGAACAACTCGCGGGCGCACTGTTCGTGCAACGGTGGTCCAAGGACACCGGCCGCACACCGGATTACGTGGCGGGCGAGTGCATCATCGCCGCCCGCGCGTTCTACCGCACCTGGGACGAGCAGAACCAACTCACACAAGCACCGCCCGGCTGACGGGCTCACGAGGTGAACCATGCCGACGCGAGGCTTGAATACCGCTGACCGGGCCGCACACTACGACCCGCTCATTAACCCCACGTTCCAGACGGGCGCCTGGAAGTCGTGCCCGCTCCTCGAGTGGCTTCACGATCAGAGCGTGGGGGTGATGCTGAACGACCAGTTCACAACTTACAACGCCGCCGCGACGACCGGCGACTGGGTACTCACGCAAGCGACCGCGGGTACGGGGGCGATTTCCACCGCCGCGCCGGGCGTACTCGAACTCGACTGCAACAGCACCACCCAGGGGCAGGGTGCGCAAATCCAGCGCGCCAAGTCCGCGTTCGTGCCGGCCGCGGGCAAGGACATCTGGTTCGAGACCAAAATCAAGATCGTGGACACCTTTGACAAGGTGCAGTTCTTTGCCGGGCTCGCCGAAATCGACACCACCATTATCGGTTCGGGTGCGATTTCCACCGCGAACCACATCGGCTGGCTCGGCGCCGCTTCCAACGCGGGCGTACTGTCCTTCGCCGCGGCGAAGGCGTCGGCCGCGACCACGAAGACCGGCACCACGCTCGCCGAAGACACCTACGTCAAACTCGGGTTCCGGGTCAACGGCGTGACCAGTGTGGACCAGTACGTTAACGACGCACTCATCAACTCCACCGTGCTCACCGCGAACATCCCAATCGTCGCGCTTTATCCATCGTTCGTGTGCCAGACCGATGGGACTAACGACCCCATCATGCACATTGCCGGGTACCGCGTATTCCAACTTCGGTAAGGGGTCGTGATGCAGTACGTTACCCCGTTCACGTCCGCCGCTCGTACCGTCACCGGGAACAGCGGCGATCTGTCGAACAAGCAGCACCGCGGATTGCACTTGGTCATCGACGCGACTGCGGCGACATCGACGCCGTCGGTCGTGTTCACGATTCAGGGCAAAGACCCGGTCAGCGGACAGTATTACACCATCCTCGCCAGCGCCGCCGTCACCGGCGTCAGCACGACCGTTCTCCGCGTATACCCCGCACTCACGGCATCGGCTAACGCAACGGCGAACGACGTGCTCCCGCAGACGTGGCGTGTACTGGCAACGCACGGCAACGCTAACAGCCTGACGTACAGCGTCAGCGCCTGCCTCATCAACTAACCCCCGCACACCCCGCCCGGCGTCGTTCCCGCCCGTGATTCACCCCCACGGAGGCGCCGCGGCGGGGCTTGTTACCCCACTGTACCCCAATCTGGGACTATGGCTCTCATCGACGCGAATACGTGGAGCGCGTTCACCGGTCAAAGCCCGTCCGGCGACGACCTCACCGCGCTCAGTGCGTGGTGCGCCGGGGTCAGCGCCGCCATTGCCAAGAAGATACTCCCCTTCGTCGCCGAGCCGCTCACGGTCACCGACTTCATCTGCGACGCGCCACTGAGTCTCGACCTCGTGCTCCCGCGGCGCCCCATCCGGTCGATTACGAGTCTGTACCTGAACTGTGGTGCCGGCGGCGACCCGAGCCGGTTCACGAGTGCCGACCTGCTCACCCCAGGCACCGATTACGTGCTGCACATTGACGACCCGGAGAACCAGTGGGCGGGCGCGGGGATCATCCGCCGCATCGGGAGCGTGTGGGGCGCGGAGTGGTGGCGGTACCCGCACACACTCGCGAGCGTGCTGGGCGGCTCACGCGGTGCCGTAAAGGTCGCGTGCGAGGTTGGCGCGCTGTCGGTACCGGAGGATATTCAGGCGGCGGCCGTCGCCGCCGTGACGCTGCTGATGAACCGGCGCAAAACCGGGGCGCCGACGAACTCGGAGAGCTGGAACGGGTACTCGATGAGTGTGGCGAGTCAGTTCACCGCGACGGCTGCCGTCAACTCGCCCGACGTGCTCGGGATGCTCGCGAACTACCTGCAGCCGAGGTTCGCGTAATGGCGCACCTCCACGAAGGGGACTGCCGCGCCGTGCTACCGACCCTCGCGGCCGGATCGGTCGATTCCGTCGTTACCGACCCGCCGTACCCGTGTATTAAGCGACCCTACGGGTACTGGACCGAATCTCCATGGTTCGAGTTGATGGACGTGGTAGTTCCAGAGTGCCGCCGCGTGCTCAAGCCGACGCGCAGTGCCGTGTTCATTTTGCAGCCGAATAGCGAGCGTCTCGGGAAGATGCGGCTGTGGCTGTGGGAATTTGTTTTAAAGTGGGGCAAGGAATGGGGCTTGGTGCAAGACGCCTACTGGTGGTCAGTCAACGCAATTCCCGAAGCCCACAGCATTCAAGGCAAGTTGATGCGCCCGTCCGTGAAATGGTGTGTTTGGCTCGGCACGCCTCACTGTTATCGCAACCAATTGGCCGTGAAATGGACGGAGTCCGACGAGAACCGAAAAAGGCGTATGACGGCCCGAGCTGGGCGCGAGTCGCATCCGTCCGGCCACGGGATGGATCGTGTGCGTTCGACCGCAAGCGGAGAATCTGGAGTCACGCCATACAACGTGCTGCCGTTTGCGTGCGTGGGAGAAGAGCAGTCGAAATCAGGTGGCAAGCACACGGCTATGACCCCACTCGCACTAACTCGATGGTGGGTGCGGTATCTCACCCCGCCGGGCGGGATTGTTCTCGATCCGTTCGCCGGCAGTGGCACGACACTCCTCGCGGCGCAGCAAGAGGGGATGCGGGCCGTAGGTATTGAACAGGACGCCAAGCACTGCGACATCATCCGCGCGCGATTAGCGACCGCGGGTGCCTCGAACGATCTCTTTGCGGAGGCCGTGTAATGTTGTGGGACAACCCGCCGCACTCGATTGCGCTTTACAGCGTCACGAGCGGAGCTGACACCGGCGCTGGTGTTTTGCCCACGTACACGGTCGCCCAGAGCGGTATCCCGTGCAGCATCAACACCACTAGCGCATCGACGCAAACGCTGTACGCGCAGTCGAACATCGTGGTGTCGCACACCATCGCCATCCTCGCGTCGGTGCTTACTGCGGTACCCGTGCCGGGCTGGAAGGCACAGACGACCGACCGCAGCGAGAGCTACCACATCCTCGGCATCCGCCACGGGCGCGCATATGGGAACGTGCCCGCGTTCGTGTACCTGGATTGCGATCAGATTTTGTAAGCGCGTAAAGGAGTCGCCTAATGAAGTTTCGCAAGAAACCGGTTGTTATTGAAGCTGTTCAGTGGGGTACCAACTATAGGTTCTCAGAGGTGCCGAATTGGTTAAAGGCAGCAATAGATAACTCGATTAACGGCGGGGTGCTTCGCTGCGTGGACGATATCCACGTTTTCACGCTTGAGGGCGTGATGGTAGCTTCGCCGGGCGATTGGATTATTCGGGGAATCAAAGGCGAACTGTACCCATGCAAGCCCGACATCTTTGCTGCGACCTACGAAACGGTTTCAGATGTTCACTGACCACGTTCCACCGTGGAACACACAGGGCGGCCGTTGCAACCGTCCTTGAATACCGCCCGCTACAGTCGTCATAATCACACCTGTCCACCAGCAACAGGAGTGACCTACTATGGCGCCAGTGCCGCCCAACACGTTCGTTTTGCCCGTCGTTGACCCGAACGGCCGCCCGCTCGGAACCGTCACGCTTCCCGAATCACTGCCGATTATCGGTATCTTGGCGGAACCGCCGGACGACTTCGAGCCGCCGAGAGCGGCAACATCATCTGAACGATAGCTGGCTGAAACAGAACGACCCGAGGCCGTTAAACCCCGGGTCGCCTGTGCTGCGTCGACGCTTGTGCTTCGCACCCGGCGCCAACGTGGGATGATACTACCATGTCGCTCGCATGCGAGTCAAGCAAACTACGACCGCAACGCGGTCGTAGGTCACGTGGGATTACTCCCACTTCGGCGGCTGGGTGAACATCGGAATGTTCGCGTACTGGCTCAGCGTCGGCAGCGCCGGCAACTTCTTGATGCGAATCGTCTGCGCCAGCGTGCGCAACTCGTCCGGACTCGCGTGCTTAATCAGGTCGTACATCGCGGGGGAAGCGTACACGGGACCGTCGCCGAACTGAAGGGCGCACTTGGACCCGACGAGGTGCTTATCGACCCGAATTTCGACCCCCTGCAACGGCACCGGTATCACGTGTTCCGCGCTCACTGTGCTTCCCCCTTATCGCGGCGCACTTTCTCCATTGCCTCCTTCACTACCGCATTCTTTTCGGCATCCGTGGAGCCGTTAAACGCCGATGCGAGGAGCCGTTTCATTGCGGACTTCGTGTCCGAGGGCATCCGTTTGAACGAACAGGATGAGCACAGCCCCTCTTCACCTTCGCGAATCGTGTGCAGCACCCGCCCGCATTCGAGTGTGGTGCAGCGGTCGTGAACCGTAATTGTCCGCGTAGCCATCTGAGTTCCTTTCGTCGGTGTTCCTATCATGGCTCCTCGCGACCCGGCGGGAGCGCTATAACACAACAGTGATTATCGGCACGAGGTCGATGATTCCTCCATCGCATCCGCACTCTGGTGGGATACCATGCCGATCATGGCCAAGAAGAAGCCGACGAACCCGGGCGGTCAGACGAAGCGGATCAACGTGGGGTTCCCGGCGAAGTGGCACGCGGTGGCGCGGCGGTTGGCCGCGAAGAAGCAGCAGCCCGTGCTCTACATGCTCATCGCGCTGATGGAGCGCGAGGCGAAAGAACTGGGCGTGCCGGACCTGCCGCCGCCGCCGTGGGAAGAGTTGGAATCTGAGTAGCCGCGCGCGGGCCGCGGTTGCTTGCGTGCCGTGCCCGCGGGGATGCGGTCATGCGCGCGGTGTGCTTGTGTGCTGGTGCTTGCGGCATGTGTGCTGGCCTCAACGCGAGTTGCGGAGTGCGTATTCGGCAAACTCTGAAGCGAGCTTTTGTTTTCGCGCCAAAGCAGTTCCTGAAGCGTAAAGCAGGGCCGTAAACGCCGCCGCTCGTATCCCCGTAAAACGGGATTGCCAAATGGTAGCGTGAGGGCGCACAGTAATTGGGTTGCCGGGCACAAGCTTTTCCGCCATAGAGCTAAAGGAAGAGCAGATACTGTGTGTGCCACATATGCCGATATGTGGGATACGATTTCTTGGGCCGCTTTTGTGCCACGATAAGCACCCGTCTCCGTCTACCAGTCCGCGCATCGCATGGATGTTGCCGATTAGTCGGGGAGGCAGTTCCGCGGTAAAAGTTTTCCTCGGTGTCACGCCCAGCATCGCCAAATCGGAAACGATCTTTGGGCAGGAAATCGCAATCGCAGACACGCCTTTTTGCCCGACCCAAACTGGTGGGCCACCTCCGAGGAATTGCCGAAACAGTTCCAAATGTTCGTGGTCAACACTGGCGATCTTTAGAGATACAACACCTTCGTCGCTGACGCACCCATCAGCAATGAGGAACCCTACCCAATACGCTGATTCATCCGTAACTGCGGCGAACGCATCGTGGTTGATCGGGTACCGCCGATTTGAATCAGTGAACGGCCGCACCTGTTTGCCCAGACGCCTCACGTGTCTCAAAACGGAGGCGAGATGAATGTTATGTTTTTGGGCTACTTTCGCAGCCGGGAGCCCACTCAAATAGTCGCTCGTGACTTGCTCGGCAACCTCGCGAGTGTGCCCACGCGAGCGGCACGTTTCCGCAGCGCGACGGCGCTGGTGGCACCCACAACTGACTTGTCGTCCTTCTCGTAAGGCAACCGCTTGCGCCTGAAAAATCTGGCCGCACTCACACTCGCATTCCCATTTGCACATTATCTTTTTGCCGTTGTGTCGGTACCCAGCGACATAACGAAGCGGCGTGTACCGCGATTGCTTCACACCAGCCACAATCTCCAACATTTGGGAACCCTCGCCCGAAAAGGGCGCAGTTTCCGGCTGCGCCCGTGAGATGGAAATGTCAGTTACACCCCCACGTTCGCGTGCCGACCTCGCGGTGGGAGTTTCGGTCGGTGGTTCGTGAAACACTCCCACGCATCCTGTTCTAGCCCCCAAAGGGCTTCGCCCCGCTCGTCGTCGGTGAACGTCCCTTTCGGCGCCTTGCGGATCGCGGTCGCCAAGTGCTCGCACTCGTCCTTGAGGCGGTCCCACCACTGCACTAGCCGCAACCGGAGTTGGCGCAGTTCGGCCTTGGAACGCTTGCGGGTCTTCGTCGTGGGCACGGGATTGCCTCCGCGCTTGACCGGAATGCACCAATCGGGCACAATTCCTGTCGAACACCTTGATAGGGTTCATCGCCGGTGGGGACGGGACGCCAATCACGAACCCCACCGGCGACTACTTGGCGACCGACCACCAGCCGCCGACGCCTAAACTATCTCAACAGAAACGTTGAGTCAATCTAGTAGTTTTGGAATTTGGCGGAGATTCCGGAAATGACCTCAGTGGCGAAGTGGGATTCCTTCGGCGCGAAGCTACGTCAGTTTCGTGAGACCGCCGGACTGACTCAAAAAGATTTGGGTGAAGCTGTGGGGATGGCTCCGCAGGCCGTTGCGCGCATCGAATCTGGGTCGAATCCTTCTTGGGAAACTGCGGTCAAACTCGCGGAAGCACTGGAGCGGTCTTTGGACGAGTTCCTTGACCGTGAGGGATGAGATGCGTTTCTTTGAGCACAAAGGACTGATAATCAATCCGGCACAAATTGCTTACGCGAGCCGTGATCAAGCGGGCATCGTGACCATTCACTTCGTCGCGCCACTAATGAAAACCACATCCGGTTCGGCGATGGGCAACTCTAGTGTCGTCGCGGCTTCGGATCACCTGCAACTTCTTGTTGGACCGGGTCCAGACGCAGAAATGCTGTGGCAGCACCTGAAGGTGTACACCAACCCTCAGTAAGGCGAGTGTTGCAACCTGTACCAAGTTGCGGTACTCGCCATGGGCGTTCGCGTTCAAATTTCAGCCTACATCATCAGTTGGCCGCGGATGTGTGCGTGCTGCTTGGGGTGTGCGGATGACGCGCATTCCGCGGGGCACACACGCATTACGGGTACGCGCGTGATACGGTCGAACTCCCGTTCGTGGGAGATACCCTACTGCTCTGATTGTCTGGACCACATTGAGGCACGGGCACAGGCTAAAGGGATTTACAACGGGACCGCGTATTTGGTGCTAGTAGGCGGCTTCGTGGCTGGGGCTCTTCTCGCGGTCACGGGTTCATGTTGTTGCGCCCCTTTTTTCGGCGCAGGGCGGAAGCTACCGGGGATCGTGGGATTTTTAGTAGCTTCGTCTGCATCAGTTGCGACAGGAATCGCAACCGCCTATGGCGGTGTTCGCTGGTATCGCCAACTCGACGCCGAAACCAAGCAACGGCGACGGCGAGCCATGCAACGCGCAGAGGATCTAGCGACGCCAACGTGCTGCCGTCTGGCACCAGCAGTCAATTACGAGAGTTGGTACGGAACCGTGCATACCTTTTGGTTTGCGAATGAGGGGTACGCGCGGGCATTCATTCGGGCGAACCCGGGCAAAATCCTGGGCTGAAGCGGAACGAGGATTACATGAGAAGTGCTACCATTTCAGTAATTGTGGCGTTTGCCATTGCCATAGTTTCATGTGGGGGCGCTGGAACAAAAACGCCACCGAAGGATGATGTTGCTGCGAAAGGGCAAGAGAGGAAGACATATACCCGCGACGAGTTCCGCAAACTCGTGATGGGCAAGTCGCAGGATGAGGTGCTGAAGGCAGTTGGGAAGCCGGACCGCACGTTCGACACTGGCGGTATCTACTGGCACTACAAAGAAATCACCAAGGATAGCGTAACTGAGAAACTGGACGACACCGCACAAATAGTGTTCGAAAACGGTGTCGCGGTCCGCGTCAGTTACTGACTAAAGCTGAAGTTTTTCCCCAGCCAGTTTTCCACATTATTCCGCTGGCGCTGCAGGTAGTCTTGCGCATCTACCAACGGTCCCGCAATCGCTTCCGCGGCGCTGTTGGTAGCCTTGTCCTTTAGGCCTTCGATAGCGGCTGCCAGGTTCTTCGGGAGATTCACGACCGCTGTCTTGATCTCAAGAATCTGTCCGTATATTTTCGTTGCCTGTTCGTTTAGCGCCTTGGTCGCGTTCGCGGTGTCGACCGCCGGATTCGCCCCGGTGCCCAGAGAGTACGCGGACGTGAGCGCCCGTTTGAGCACGTCGTCGATGCTGCTGACGCTCGCATTCCGCACCGCGGCGCCAGTGCTGGAGCCGGGCTTGGTCCCCGACTCGTTCGGCAGGTCGATACCCACGAGCGCGAGGATCTGGCGCACCGCGTCGGCGAGCCACCGTGTCAAATCACCCAGCGCGCGCGTGAACCCGACCACATAGGCGGTCGCCGTCTCCAGTGGTCCGTGCGTTCCGACGATGTCGCGAATCACTGCCCCGAACACGTCAATCAGCAAGTCGCCGAGGGGCTGCAACGCCTTCAGAAAGGCGTCTACCGCTTCGCCCACGATGGCGAGCGACGTGCCGGCGGCACCGCTCAGTTTCGCGAGCTGGTTCCCGATGCGCCCGAACCACTCGTTAACCGTCTCCAGCGCGCGTTGGAACGGCTCCAACCCGCGCGCCGCTGCCGCGCCGATGCGCCCGAGGAACCCGAACGAGTCCGCGGCGTTGCGCACGGCCTTCGTCACGAGGTCGAGCACGGGCGCCAGCGCCTGACCGATGATGGCATACAGGTCGTCTACCGCTGCGTTAAACTTCTGCACGCTCGCGGGGTTGGCGAGTTTGACGAACTGCGAAATTTCTTTGCCGAAGTCAATCAGCGCCTTGGTCGCGTTGGGCACGAACAGTGCCATTTCCTTCGCGACTTCCGCGACCTTCGAGAGCGGACCCATGAGCGTCTTGAACGACTGCCCGAGCGTGTTAACGACGGTGTTCGCATCGTTCAGAATCGGGGCAATCTTCTGCATCTGGCTCGTAAAATTCGCGATACTCGCGAACGCTTGCGGCGCCTGGCTCGCGGCACCCGATGCGGCACCCAACCGACCCGCAGCGGCGCCCGCCGCCCCGAGTCGCCCCGCTGCTGCCGCACCTGCAGCCAGACCCGCCATGTTACTTACTCCCTTGCTGTGCGTACCACTGGGCTAACTGCTGGTCGTACTTGGCGTTCGCCCGTTCCTTGTTCATCCCCATCACGTCCATGAACGCTTGCACGACCTGCGCGCGGTGTTCTTTGCTGCCGGGCTCGCCCGTTGGTCCCGTACTCGCTTCCCGGTCGGGTCGGCTGCCCACCGGTTGCCCGCTCGGTGTCGCGGGCGAGTCCTTGCGCAATTCCTTGGCACGCTCGACGGCCGGTTCGATGTAGAGCTTGACGATTTGCAGGTCGGTCAGCCGCCCGATCTGCTCGGGCAGGTAGCCCCACGGATCCTGAGCGAGCAGCGACTGCATTTGCAGCACTACGTCGAGGTACTCGCGGGGGTAGGCGTCAGCGACGCCCGGAGGGTCGCCAGCGCCTCGCCGAACTTCGCTTCCGCTTCCGGTCGCTTCTCCTCCGGCAAGAGCGGCAAGAGCGCCGAGAGGAGCGTCTGAAAAAAAGCCGGGAGCACCTGCGCGAGCGCCGCGTGGACCTCTTCGGGCACCGCTTCCGCGAGCTCGAGCACCTGTTGTTCGCTGATGGCGGGCTGGTGCTCGAGCAGCAGTGACCACAGGAACAGGTGCTTGCACCCGGGGTCGAACACGATGGCTTGCCACCCCTCGCGCCACGTGTCGTATCGCTTCAGGTTGTCCGCCACGTTCGCGAACGCCTCCTTGTACGCCGCCGCGTCGAGCACGCCCTTCAGCGCCCGCACCCCGTCGAGTGCGACCTTCTTCACGAGCTTTTCGAGCCGCGCGCGGGCGTTCCCGTCCGGGCGCCCGACCTTGTACAGCGTGCCCTTGTACGGAATCTCCGGCAGGGCGGAATCGGGCGCGAGCAGGTGCTGCGCGCCGGGTGCGTTAGGCACTGGTAGCATCCTCCGTAATTTCTTCGGCAAGGGGCACAACGGCGATATCGCCGTCGGCGCTCACTTGCACATCCTTGACCGCCTGAACGACCCCAGAAACCGAAGACGAATTCAGGAAGCCACGCACGTAGATTTGGGGGACGTTATTGATATCAGCCACGATGACGATACGGTCCCATCCGCCTTTTGGTAGCCCGAGAGCCGCAACAAGAGCTTTCCCAAATTCAATGGTACTGACTGGCTCAAAACTCATGATTACCTTTCAATTAAGCCGCGGCGCCAACAGCAGCGGTTACTTGCACGGTCATGGAAAACGTGCCGAGTTGATTCTCGATGTTGGTTCCCGCCTCGAACTGAGTGATGATCCCGGGAACGTCGAGGTATCCGAATGGTGTTCGGCTGAACAATAAGTCAAGCGAGACCGTGGTGCCCAGCCGGAGCGCCGGCGTGCCCCCTTCGGTCTTGTCCGTTACGTCCACGTTGTAAATGCCGCGGATGCTCACCGTGGCGTTCGCGAGTCCCTTCTCGAACGCGGACCACACGTTCCCGTCACCGTCCGCACCCAATTCAAAATGGTTGACGGGAACGGGTGTTAGTTGCTTGTTGATGCGCCATTCGGAGATGCCCGCGCACGGGGTGCTCCCGGCGCCGGTGCGAACCCTACCCTCGGTGCCGCTGGTCGCGTCGAACCCCATGTGATGCCCTCGCAAGAATTGGGGGCATTATTCAACCCACCGGGGGAACATGCCTTAGACCGAAGTGCCGGCAATCGTGATGCGAACCGTGACCGCGACCGCCCCCAGATTCTCCACGAGCAGGTTCTTCGTGGACGAGCCGACCGCGGCACCCGCGGGGCTGCCCTGGAGGAACGGCGGCCCGCTCGGGAAAATGAGCGATTTGTCCGTGGCGTCCGCGAAGAACGCCGCCCACGTGTTCGCCGCGGCGCCGCCGATTCGCACGCCCGAAGCGTCGCCACCGGAGATGATGTTGACCTGAATCAACTTCACCTTACGAAACGCACACGTGAGCCCGGACAGGTCTTTGAGGTCGGTCCCGGTGTACAGGTCATAGGTCGCCGTGCTGGTCGCGTTAATGGTGCGGTCCGAGCACGTGATGAGGTCGACTTGTCCAGAACTAGTGCCGTAGGCGAGTGCCGCCACGTCCACGTTCGCCGCTTGCGAGATGCGATTGCTACGAAGCGCGGTCGTGACGCCTTGGGGCGGGTACGTGCCGGACGCGCTCAGGTTTGTGGAGGCGGTCACCCGCCCGTCGCTCATCGCCATTACGCGGACTCCAGCACGGTGATTCGGTAGGTAAGCGCGACGCCGTGAATCCGGTTGCCGTCCTTGTCCAACTGCTCGGCGAGCGATCGAGGCTCGCCCACGGGCACAATCTGGTGCGACGACCGGGGCGCCTGCAAATCGGTGAGCGCACCGTAATCGAACCCCGACCCCTGACCCACAGTGCCGCCGTTCCAGCGGACTGCGTTCGCCGCCTGCTCGACGTGCCCTTGGTCCGCGTAGTACACCTCGAACGTGACCCCCGCGACGACGAGGTTGTTGCGCTCGAAGTCAATTGGTATGACCGTGCGAGACTCTTCAATGAGCACGACGTAGGGCGGGCGTATCTGGAGCCCGTTAACCACCTGCCCCGCGGACCCGAAGTAGAGGGGCGGCACGGTAGACGACGGGAAGTTCGACGCGGTTAGGGCCGCGAACTTTTGCTTGATTGCCAACTCGATGTTGACGGTTGTCATAGCCCGATGATGCGCGCCAACGGGGGAACTAGGCATGTTCCCCCAAGCACCGGCACGATAGGCACATGGGCGCCTATCCCGAACAACCCGAAGACGAATTCGACATCGACGCCGACTGGTACGAGGTCGCCGCGGACAGCGGCGGGAGCAGCGCCAATTTCAGCCATGACGCCCAGGAATCTACGCGGGTCGGGTACGTTCGCGCGAACAAGTGTCGCGCCGCGGTCCGGTTCTTCCTCGGGTTCGCCACCGCGGACACCTCATCACCGTGGAAATTGCGCCGCGAGCAACCGGACTGGGATCCCGAGTTCCCGTGGCTGTTCGCGCACAGCGTTTCACCCAGCCCTATTGTGCTGCTGTCGAACCCAGACAACGCGAACGGGCAGCCCTACAAACTGTCCGACTTTTCAGCCGACGGAAAGAAGTACACGCTCTACAAGTGGCGCCTGATGACGGTTCAATACCGCGCGTACCCGGGCGCGCTGTTCCTGCCCGATTCGGTAATCGACACCCCCGGCCAAGAGTACAAGCGAAACACGCAAACCACGATGGTGCCGCGGCTCGAGGTGCTCAGCGCGGACGGCGGCGGGAACGTACTCAAGTACGCGGAAACTGGTACGGACGGACCCGCTATCGGCGCCGCGTACCCCGCACCGGTGCCCGTGCTGTTGCCCAAGGCGTCCTACGTGATGGAGTGGATGAACGTCGCGCGCGAGTACCTGACGACGAACCCGGACCTGATGGTCCCGACCAAGATTCTGAACTGTGTCGGCAAACTCAACAACGCAACGTTTCTCGGGATGCCCGCCGGTACGCTCTTGTGCCAGCCCCCCGAAATCATCGAGAACCCGTGGCCCGTTGCGGCCGACGACGCGGACGAGGCGGACTACTCGATTTTGCGCAGCGTGACGGTGCGGTTCCACTTCGATTTCTTTGACCCGCCGACCGGGGCGACGAGCCCGGTGGTACGGGGTCACAACCTGTTCCCGTGGCGGGGCACAAACAAGTTCTACCTCGCCACCCGGGACGGAACGACGTCGCTTTCAAAAGCGTTCTTGGAATACGTGGATTTTGCGCAGGCTTTCACACACGTTTCCGCCCCGTGAGGTTTGAATGCGCCCCGGCTCGTTCGCACCCGGACCGATGTCCCAACTCGCCGACCTGCAGCAGCGAGTTGCCGACTTGGAACGCCGTTTCCTCGGTGGGAGCGGTGTGTCCACTGCGTTCGGTGCTGATTCGGTGCGAACGATGCAGCCGGGGTTCCCTGCGGAACTCACGTCACTTTGGAGCCCTTCAACTGGGTACTCGTGGAAACGCCTCGACCTCGATGACGTGGCGTTGGTGAACCCGAGCGTGCAACTCACGGGCGACCACGCGGTTCCACCTGACGAGGATGCGACTCTAACTGCCGGTACGCGCGGGTGGATCGAACCCGATCGGTCCGGCGCGGGGTGGATTTTCATTGTGGGTGGTGACGGTGTGCCGCCCACGTCCTTCGGCGACGTGATCGGTCCCGACTGCGCGCTCACGGGTCAGCTCCCGTTCTTCAGCGACCCGAACGGTCGGTTCATCGGTGCGGCGCCGGGCTTGGTGTACGACGACGTAGCGGCGGGGCGCACGCGGCTGACGCGACTGACGCTATCGGAGGGGCTGACGCCGCGGCTGGACGCGGGACAGGTGCCGAAGAAACCGACGGTGTACGTGTCGGTGGCGAAGCATTCGCTGATGTCGCTGGGCACGACGAGTTACGTGGGCGGGGCGGAGCAGTACGCGACGGTCACGCTGTACGGCACGGACTCGGACCGCATCGAGTACACGGGGTACACGGACGCGAGCGGGCACTTAGTGTGTCACGTTGCGAATTACGTGTTCCAGGCGGCGGGCGGGGCGAACGGGCGCCACGAGGTGTACGCTTACGCGGGCGTGGTGCGCGACGTGGTCATCGGGATCGAGACGTGGATGTACCACTTCGCCCACGACGGGACGCCGGGCGTGTCCGGGAGCGTGGGCGGGACCGTGTTCAAGGACGGTATCGCCACGTCGCTGGGTAGTGGGGGCGGGTCCGCGGGCGGTGACGTGTGGGGACCGGATTCGGCGCGCACGGGGCAACTGGCGGTGTTCACGGACCCGAACGGTCGGTTCATCGGGGGCGCGCAGAACATAGTCACCACGCTTCAATATTTCGGTGGGCATCCGTCCTACGATTTGACGCTCACGTTGCCCGAATCGCGGTCGGGGAAGTACGTGGACCGTCCGGCGACGATCATCAACGCCTTTTCGTTCGCCCCGGGTACGGTGGACACCACGTTCGGAACGCTGACCGCAGACCAGGGCCACTCGTTCGCTCGGGTCGGGGCAATCAGCAGCACGGACAACGCGCATCTGGATCTGACTTATTTCAGCGAGGGGCAATTGGTCGCGCACCAAGAGCACTTCCGGTTCAACAACAACGCGCACAACGCTTTCGTGTACACCCAGGTCAACCCCGGCATCGGCAAGGTGGTGCGGTACCACACGTCGACCACGACCGACGGGTTCCAGTATTGGATGAAGCACTACACGAGCGCCGGGACCGCGGGCGCGTCCGGAACCGCCGCGGGGGGCACGGTGTTCTCGGAGGGGCTCGCGACCGCGCTCGCCGCGTCAATCGGCACGTACACGACAACGAACGTGACCACCGACCGCGCGTTTGATGCCAACGCGACCACGTTGGACGAAATCGCGGACGTGCTGGGAACCCTGATAGCGGACCTGAAGACCCGTGGCATTTTGGGGTAAGTAAATGGCATCGACACCGAACTACGAGGGCGCGCGGCACACCGGGTCCATCATCATGAACAACAGCAGTAGCACCACGCTGACGGCTGCTGTGCTGACCGGGGTCGCGGCGGGAACGCGCGTCAAAGAAATCCGCATGCACTCCGGTCCCACGACGGCGCCGGGCGCTGTTGTGGTTGCCGTCGTGCTCGACGACAGCGTGAACGCGGTCGTAATCGACGTCGTCACGCTCCTTAACGCGGCGAACACGCAGCAAGCGATACTCCGATACGAAAACGTCTACCTGTACAGCACGTCCGCTTCGATTAAGTTCCAATGCCGGACCGCACTAGCGAGCGGCTCCGAGTTGCACATCGAGGTACTTGGAGCCGACTACTAAGGCGCCCCCACGCTAGTTCCCCCGGTGACTGGCACGCTGGGGGCATGGCAACCGTCGACCCCGTACCATCCCCCGCCGCGATCCCGTACCGCGACTCAATCGCGAGCCTGTACGCGATTGGGCACCCGTGGGCGAAGCAGGCGCTCGCCTACGCGGACGCGGCGAAGGGGCCAGACGGCGACTACGGCCAGTGGCACGCGCTCGCTTACGCCATGACGGGGCAGCCGAAGTACGCGACCACCGCGGCCGAGCGGCTGTTGAAAGCGCTCGACGTGGCGACCCCGGTCCGGAACACCATTCGCCAAAACTGGCTCGATCAGGTGATATTGTTTGGGCTGATCCGCCCCGCACTCAACGACGACACCGTTGCCCGTTTTGCGGCCGCGTTCGATCGGACGTGCGCGTTCTGCTGGGGCATCGGGTTCCCGGAGAACGTTGGCCGATGGCGGTTCACCGATTCGGACCAGACCATCGGGCAAGTGCTCGGGGTGCTCGCGTCGGATCTGGCGACCGGGAGCAAGTGGTCCGATCGGGTGGAGTTCGGTCAAGCCGTGGCCGCGGTCCGCGATTACATTCGGATGTCCAAGGGCGGCGCGTTCATCGAATCCAGTTTGTACGACCCGAACACCGTCGCGCTGCTGCTCGCGGGGGCGCACGCGATCGGGCCGGCGCTCACGGACCAGATCCCGGAGCTGGCCGCGTGGGCCGACGAGGTGGCCACATTCACTCTCGCGAGCATCACCCCGGACGGCACCGACTGCTACCCGTGGGGCGACGTGGACGGCGGCGTGCGCGGGATCGGGTCCGGTACCGTGCTGTGGCGCTGGCTCACGCTCCTGTACGTGCTCTATGGGCTGACCGGGCGGCGCGACGTGTGGGCCGCGATCGAGCTGATCGAAGGTGTTGACGAGGGCAAGCGCCCCCTCAAAACGTGGCTCCCATACGGGTGGCGCGTGATGCGGCTCTACCGCGATCCGCCCGCCCCGCTCCCACCCGATGGCCCGCCCCCCGTTCCCCCGACCGTCGAGGAGCGGCTCACGGTGCTCGAATCGCAGGTGGCCGCGCTGATCGCAGGCAAGCCGGTGCCCGCTGTGCCCGTGGCCGCCACGAAGGCGCCGCCCGCTAAGCCCGTGTACCTGTACACGGCCACGGGGCAGGGGCAGGTGCGGTACACGCGCGGCGGCTCCTTCTTCGGGTGCCACGCACCGGGCAGCGAGTGGCGCGGGGACCACGCGGTGGGGTACACGTTCGACCTGCACGCCCAACTCGACGGGGTTTGGTGGCTCACGCACCCGATCGGGTACGGGCTCACCGCGGTCTCGGGCGCCGCGCAGAACGGCCCGCTGCTCGCCGGGCTCGGCAGCATGTGGGCGCGCGGGATCGTCTCCGTTACCGAGACCGATACCGGGGTGATCGTCGAGGCGGCTACGAGCGGCAGCGCATACCGTCCCACTTACTACCAGCCCCCCGTCCCGTTCGTGGACTCGTTCCGGCGCCGGGCCGAGTTCGATTACGCGGGCCGTGCCCGGGTGCGAGACGAATTCGCCGGGCGCGACCCGCTCGGCGCTGGAATGAAGTCGGACCGGTACGCGGCCACGGACCTCGCGCGAATCAAAGAGGCGGTCGGGGCGGGGCGACTATGGGAACAGCGATGGCACACCCTGGGTGTGCCCCTCCGAACGGCGGACGGGTACCGCTGGTCGCTCCCGAACGGCCGCACGGTCACGCTCACCGCGCCGGCCGACATCGAGACCGATGTGGTACCCGCGGCGCAACTGTTTGCCGCGAACGAGTTCGGAAAAACGGAGTTGAACGGGTACGTGATTCGGTTCAGTTCCGCGGCACTTGCGTGCACGATGGAAACCGCGGTGGAGGTGTCCTGAGTGGGCTCACCTTTAACTATTCGTGGCCGGGCGCTGACCGTCGGCGACGTGCGCCGGCTCATCGCCGATTTACCGGACTGCGCTCCGGTGGAAGTGCTTGTTGCCGAATCCGGAGGACGAGCCGACTCGCGCGAGCCAACGGGCGGCGGGGTCGCGCCCAACGTGTGCTGCGTAGACGGGCTGCAATTGTATCTCCCCCCCGGAGGTGCACTAAGTGGCCCTGCGCACCGCGTCACAAACCGGGAACCTGAAAAGCGTCCCGTATGCGTGCGGGACGGCGTTCGCCGACGGGGACACGCTCGTTTGGGGATCGTCCGCGCACACGGTGACGGTGGACGCGGACACGGTATTCGGGGTCAGCCCGCCGCAGTGCATCACCACCGTGCCAACGGTCGTCGCCACGGGCGGTGGCGCATCGGGCGGCTTCCTCGCAGCGGGCACCTATCGCGTCTCCGTCATCAACGTCGACTCTAACGGGCTCGAATCGTCCGACGTCGCAGTATCAGCCACCTTCACCGTGATCGCAGGCAACATCCCCCGCGTCACGCTCCCGGCCCTCGCGAGCGGCGTCTCGTCCCGGAAACTGGCGCTGTCCGACACCAACTCCCCAACCGGCGCACGAAAAATTTACCTCACGGGCAACACGACCACGACGGCCGATCTGTCGTCGGCGAGTTGGACCGACGGCACGACGACGTTTGCGGCGGCCGCCGCACCAACGAACCCCCTCACGCTGGTCATCACCGGTCCGCTCGTCATCAAGGCGAAGGCCGACATCCGCGGGGACTGGCAGCGCGGCAACGTCGCCGTCACGCTCGATGGTTCCGGCGGGGACATGGTCGCGGGCATCGAGTTCAATGCGGCGAACGCGGCCAGCCCGTCCAACGCTCGCTACGCCGGGTTCCTCGGCACCGCCAGCACGCAAACGTCGGGCCTCATCACGACCGCGAACACGTCCGCGTCGGCGCGGGTGTACATCCGGAGCAACGCGGGCGGCGCGAACGGGTACTTCCGCACCGGGTTCGGGGTCGGCGCGGTCGGCCCGTTCAGCGACTCCGACTGGTTCAGCCCGACCTGGTGCGTGTTCACCCGCATCGGTGATTCCGTCAACCGCGCGTTCTCGTTCCTGCCCTCCACATCGGCGCTGGTGCAGCAGTTCACGCGGTGCATTTTTGACTCGTGCGCCCGGATGCACTGGGCGTCGAACGCCCCTGCCGGCGGCGGGTGGAATATCCAATATTGCACGTGGCGGAATAGTGTTTCGGGCACCGACAACCTGCTCGTAGCGGCTACCGCGACCCTGACCACGGGCACGCGATCGGCCACGAACAACGTGTTCGACAAGACTCCCAGCCTGACGGCAAAGGACAGCAGCCACAGCGGGAACATTTTCGATGCGTTTTTCGCCGTCACGGGCGGGGTCGCGCTGTGGACCGCGTTTGACGCGAACCTCGTTTTCACCGACTTCAGTGCGGGCTCGTTCTCGTGCTCCGGCGACTTCACGAACAACATCGTGATCGGCGACACGAGCCCCTCGGCGAGCGTTTCGGGAACCGCTACGGGCGCGACATCGACTACGCTCGTCGACTCCACCAAGTCGTGGACGACGAACCAGTTCGCCGCGGCGGGGGTCGGTGCGGGCGCGGGCTGGTGCGTGACGAAACAATCCGGGGGCGTGTGGGAATCCCGCATCATCGCGAGCAACACAGCGACGACGCTGACGGTGAACCGGGCATGGGACACGACCCCGACCGCGGGGGACACGTACAAGATTTACGGGGGCGTCGCGAACGCGCACTTTGTCGGGTTCCCGAGCGTACCGGCATCCTCGACCGTGAACATCACGGACAACATCGGGCAGCTCGTCGGGAGCGACAACAACGGCGACTTCTTCTTGCACTTGGACTCGGCGAACTGCACTTACAATCTGCTGCGAAACATCATCCTGCCGAGCGTCTCGCGGGACTGCTCCGGAACACTGCTCACGTCCGGAACGCAGAACATCAATCAGACGTTCGTAATCGAGCACAACACCTACTTCACGGGCGGCCAGTGCCTCGCGCTCAACGAGGGTGCCGCGGAGAAAACCGCGACGGGCGGGAGCACGACGACGGTCGTGCTGGGCACGAACCCGGGCTGGCTCGCGGGCGAGATCATCAAGTTCAGCCCGACGACGGCGACCGTCGCGCTGCGCAACGTGGTCGCGACGATCAGCAGCATCACGGGCGGCACCACGGCCAACGTCCCCTCGCTCCCGGCGGCGTGTGCGGCGGGCGACGTGTTCGTGTTCTCGCAACCCGCGGGCCGCGTCACGTCGCTGAAATCAAACATCCCGTGGGCCGAGCCGGGCAAGACCTACGTCCTGGGCGGCGCGGGCGGCGCGAGCACGATCGGGCCGTTCGTCATCACCTCGACGGCCACCTACTTCAACACGAGCCCGACGCACGACACGCAGGACTTGGTGACCGCCGGCGCGAACGATTACAACTCGACTTACGGGTTGCGGACCGACGGCGCGGGCGGCGCGTACAACGTGAACCAGTCGGCCCCGGGCGGCACGCACGACATCAGCGCCGACCCGCAGTTCGTCGACCGGTGGCGCTCGTTCTGGTCCTGGGGCTGGTCGCTGGGCCTGTCCGGAGATCCCTTCGACGTCACGACCCAGACGCGCGCGAAGATGCGCGCCATCAACGACCCCAACGACGCGAACTACGACTCGCGGTTCACTTTCGCCGCGCTCCAAACGTACCTCCGGGACGGCCAGCGCCCGCAGAACTCCGTGTGCAAGAACGCGGGCCACGATGGGGTCACGATTGGGGCGCTGGAGGGCGATTTTACCCGCATCGGCGACACGTCCGTCGCGCTCGGCGCGGTCACCAGTTCGGCGACCGGTGCGGTCGCGATTCAGGGCAACCTGTCCACAAATCTGGGCGCGACGACCGTCAGTGCGGCTGCGGCGCTCGCGATTTCTGCGGACCTGTCCGCGGCTCTCGGCGGCGTAACCCTCGGGTCGACCGGCGGCCTGACCACGCACGCGGGCGCCTCCATCACCCTCGGTGCCGTGACGCTGTCCGCGAGTGGGGGCGCGCCGGTCACAATCGCCGATGCGTCAATCACCCTCGGTGCGGTCACCTTGGCTTCGGCGGGGGCGCTCGCAATTCAGGGCGACGGTGCCATCGCTCTCGGTGCGGTATCGCTCACCTCGTCTGCCGGTAGCACCAAGACCGGCGGCGCCTCCATTACCCTCGGTGCCGCGACACTGGCGAGCACCATCGTAGCCGGGGTGCGGGTGCGCACGGTCGGGTTCTCCTGGAACCAACCCGCGCGTACGTTCTCCTGGAGCGCCTGACGCTAGTTCCCCCAGCGCAGGCGAAAGTGCCGAAACCATTGAGGGCAGCCCGTGAGTCTCCAACTTAGTACGTCCGTCCGAAACGGTTCACTCGATGCCATCGAGACCACAATCGGCACGTCCGCCATCCTCAAGATCCGCACCGGGTCGCCGCCATCCGACTGCTCACAGGCCGACAGCGGGACCGTGGTGGCGACGGTGAGCTGCCGTCCGACTGGATGGCGGACGCGTCCGGTGGGAGCAAGGCAAAATCTGGCACCTGGACCGATTCCAGTGCCGACGCGACCGGGACCGCTGGGCACTTCCGGATTTACGATTCGGGGGGCACCACGTGCCATATCCAGGGCACCGTGACCGCGACCGGCGGGGGCGGCGACATGACCGTCGATAGCACCAGTTTTACCGCGGGGCAGTCGTTCACGGTCAATACGTTCACGCTCACTGCCGCGAACGCTTAATCGGAGCGGCACTTGGCAACCAATAACGCTCAAATCCTGAGCCTGTACCGCGGCGAGGACGCGAACCTCGTCGGGTCCGCGGGCACCGCCACGGACATTACCGGGTGGGCGATCGCGTTCACCATCGCGAACTACGCGGGCGCCGCTCCTGTGCACGTGCTAACCGTCGGGGCCGGTATCGCGCTCACGGCGCCGGCAACGGGTGTATTCACGGTATCGCTGACCCGCGCGCAAACTTCCGCACTGACTTCGGAATGGTACTTCTGGGACGCTTGGCACGTCAATGATGGTGCATACGAACGTCTCGCGGGCGGGCGACTGATGGTGATGAAGCCCGTGTTCCCGCCCGTAACGTGAGTCAAAGGAAGTGGCTGAATGATTATCGCGATAGATTTTGACGGGACGATAGCGGAGCACGAGTTTCCGGAGATTGGCGCGCCCGTGCCCGGTGCGTTCGAGTGGATGAAACGCTGGCAAGAAGCGGGTGCCAAGCTCATCCTCTGGACGATGCGCAGTGACGGTCGGTCCGCGGACAGTTCGCGCGAAAACGGCCCGGTGCTCACGGAAGCCGTCGAGTTCTGCCGGAGAAACGGGGTGGAGTTTTACGGGGTGAACGGCAACCCCGGGCAAGCGTCCTGGACACAATCGCCCAAGGCATACGCGAACATTTACGTTGACGATGCCGCGTTCAACTGCCCGCTGCGGGAGAGCCGGAAGGCGGGTAACCGCCCGATGGTGGATTGGTCCGTAGTCGGTCCGGCAATCCACGCGCTGCTGAGGTCGCCGACAAGTTCCCCTGCCGAAGTGAATAACTGAGCCTACCACGTTACCGGCGCAGCCCCCACGCGCTGGTAACGAACGCGGGCGGCGAGACCCTCATCTCGCCGCCCGCCACTTCCGAAGCCGCGCCGCTCAGCGCCGCTCCCACTTCCACCGTACACCGCGGTGGGAAAGGGGGCAATAAGTGGTCGCGCCTATCTCCGTAACAGATTTCATCGTCACTAACGATTGTATCGACCTGCTCCGGAGCCGGCGCGCGGCGTCGGGCTACCGCAACGTTTACGAGACGCACCCGGAGGCGCGCCACGACGGGCGGCGCGCGGTGAAGTACGTCGCGAAGGTGCGCGTCGGCGGGCACTTGATGCGAATCCCGGGGAGCATCTGCCCGAACCCGCGGGAGTGCGCGGCGCGGGTGATCCGCTGGTACATGGACCGGTTCGGGGACCAGTGGCGGCGCGCCATCGTGCGCCGGATGGCGGCGCCGGGACCGCTCGCTGAAGCCGCGTGGAACAAGGAGGACCGCGGGTGGAACCTGTGGGTCTACGAGGCCGGGAAGAAGGTCAACGTGCGGGAGCGCCGGTGCAAACACGGCTGGCGCCCGCTCACGCCCGTCGAGAGCCGGTCGCGCGTCAACGGTAAGCCCGTGGGGCGCCCGAAGCTGTTCGCGACCAAGGGCGACGCCGAGCGGTTCGTCGCGGTGTGGTTGGCGCGGCGGTGGGGGATGTTCTGGGAAGAAGTTCACTGGCGCATCGCGGACGCGCGCAAGACCGCGTGAGGCGAATGACGATGGTACATGCACGGAGGAGTAAATATGTCGCAGGCCGTTCATCACTTGGGTCCACAAAATATGCGTCGCGAGCATTGGATGGTGCAGTTCCGCAAGAGCGCGAACGACAAGATGCAGTTCAAGTTCTGCGAGTCCCGAAGTGAGGCCGAGTCGGTGGTCAACAAGTTCAAGAATGCAGGATACCACGCGAGCGCCTGGGAGTTGTAAGCCGGGCATGTTCCCCGTGAGCGTGATGGAATTGCGATGTTCACACACACGCATACGGACGGACCTTCAATGCCCGATACGAACCCAACCGATACCGCCGCGCCGACGTGGTTCACGCGGAACCGCGCCTACGTCGTGCTCGCCATGATGCTGCTCGGGTGGCTCACCAGCGCGATACAAGCCGTGCGCAACGGGCAACCGGTCCCGCCCCCGCCCGTGACCCAAGTTCCCGCCCCGTTCGTCGGGGAACAGCCGGACGTGCCCATTAACTACGAGGGCGCGCGGTACCACGGCACCGAGGCGCACGGGCTGGCGCACATCGAGGCGAGCGGGCGCCCGTGGCCCACGAAGAACATCACCTATTGGGTCGACTACTCCACCGTGCCGCAACTCCGCCCGGCACTCAGTAACGACATGGTGAGCGCCGCGTTCAAGCAAGCGTGGAACTGGTGGGCGGAGGGACTCGACATCGAGCCCCAGGAGGTGACCGACCCGAGCGCCGCGCTCGTCACCATCCGCTTCGAGAAGATGGACGGCCCGAACGGGGTGCTCGCGGAAAGCTACCTCGCGGACGGCACGCTCAACCCGAAGACCCAGCGCTACGACTCGTCCGAGCGGTGGACCGTGGGTCCGCCCGCGTCCGGGTTGCTCTCGCTGCCGACGGTCGCGTGCCACGAAATCGGGCACGTGCTCGGGCTCGGGCACGACGACCCGACCGCGCCCGCGGTGATGCGCCCCGTGTACTCGGCGTCGCTCCCGCGCGAGCAGGCCCGTGATTACTCCCGGATGATTGCACTGGGCTACAAGAAGCGGATTGCCGCTCCGACCGGTCCCGTGGACGTGCTCAGTTTCCCGGTGCAGGCGAAGACCACGGACGTCATCGACTCCCTCAAGAAAGCCGGCTTCACGGTGACCAAGCCATGAGCGACCTGAAAGCGTTACTGATTGCGGTTGTCGCCGGGGCTGCGCTCGCGGCGGTTGTCGCCGGGGCATTCACCCTCGCCCAACGGGGTGCCACCGGGTTCGGCGGCGCCCCGACACGTACCGGATTGGAGCAGCCATGAGCAAAGTCAACGGTAAGCCGTCTCCGTTTCCCGTTCCGGATGCCTCACTCGCGACGGGGTTCGACTACCCGTTCTCGCGCCGCGAGGTGACGGCAACAACCGTTCGCGAGACTGACAAGGTCGCGGACGCCCCGGCACCGTGCGTGGCGAAGAAACTTGAAGACAAGGGTGAGTGAGTTGCGATACGCAACCGTACCGCTGATTCTCGCCTGTGCATTGGTGGGCACGGCTGCCGAGAGCGCCCCCGCGCCGAAGGACGTCGCCCCGATCGGGTTCACCGAGATCGTCGGCGCCGCCCACGCCGACGCGAAGGCACTGCCCGTCGAGGTGGCCGCTCGCACCCGGTACCTGTCCGCGGCGCACCTGTCCCGTGCGGAACAGCGCGAGCTTTATGCGGTCCTGAACTACCACATCAACGGTTTGTCCCGGGAATCCAAGCTAACTGCTGCGCGAAAAGTAACCGAGTGGCTGTGGGCGGTGGACCTAGTGGATTACCGCTGGGACGCGAAGGTCTGGGACGAATTGAAGCGGGCGAACCACTACTTCACGATCAAGGCCCAGACGGCAGCCGTTGCCGCAGTTCCCGTGACGAAGACGCGGCAGGTCACACGCTACGACCAGTACCAGCGCCCGTATCAGGTGAACGAGGAGTACACCGAACCGGGCACCGCGACCCCGGCGAAAGAAGACTTCATTCCCGCGCCGTGGCTCCCGGTGAAGGAGATGACGGAACTGGTCTCGCTCACCGGTTCCGCAACCCCCATCGTGCGCGCCGACGAGTTCCTGTTCAGGACCGGCGCCCAGGCGGACCGCAAGGGCCACGGGTACTACGACTGGCTCGGGCTCAAGTCTCGCGCCGACGCGGAAAAGCTCGCCGCGCTCGACCGGAAGAAGGCGGAAGAACTGTACCGCGAACTCGCCGCCATCGTGCCCGTGTCCAACGTCTCGCCGAACAACCGGCAAGTGTTTCGGTACGCGACGCTCACCGGTTCGTGGTGGGAGAGCCGCGACGTCAACAACAGCGCCGACAAGCGTAACGCGGTCGCGAACTTGCTCGAAGACTACCAGCACGACGCCGAGGAGATCGTGTTCACGCTCCCTAACGGGCTGCCGGGGTTCTACCTCTCCGACGCGAAGGGAAATCAGGTCGATACGGCGCCGGACACGATCGCCTCTGACGGCCGCTCAACGAACAACGACCGCCGCGTTCACGTCGGGTACTCGTGTGTCGCGTGCCACCAGGACGCTGGCCTCAAGCCGGTGAGGGACTATGCGCGGAAGCTGTTCAACCCGGAGACGGGCGTGCAACTGGCAGCGGTGGCTGTTGACCCGCTCAAGGCGAAGCGACTGGAAAGCGTGTATCTCGGCCCGCTCGAGAAGGCGTACAAGCGCGACAGCGGCGACTACGCGGACGCGGTTGAGCAGGTATCAGGGTTCAAGTCCGCGGCGCTGGCGAAGGGATACGAACGCCAGTGGGCGCGCTACCTCGACGACCCCGTCACCATCGATCGAGCCGCGGCCGAATGTGGCGTTACCGTCGCCGATCTGCAACGCAAACTGCGCGACTACGCGCGCGTCAAACGAGTTGTTGACCCGGTACTCGTGGGTTACCTGATTGACGACGCCCCCCCGATCCGCCGGGAGTACTTCGAGGAGCGGTTTTCCGTGTTGATGCTGATTCTGGGAGGAGCCACGCCGTGAAAATCGCGACCGCGCTCGCCCTGTTTTTGACCGCGTCCATCGCCGTTGCGTCCACGCCGCCGGCACAGACTTACTCGGTGCCGGCTTACGGTGGCGTACCGCTCCAACTGCTCGGGCAGCAACCGGGTCTCAGCGCAGCGGACGCTAAGCGCATCATCGAGTTGCTGGAGAGCATCGACCGGCGCCTCGAAGCAATCGAAGCGAAGACGGGCGGGCCAGTTCCCCTGTTGCAGAAGAAAGTGGAGTTGTTGCCGGTCGCGAAGGCGAAGTGTGCCGCGTGCCACACGCCCAGCAAGGCGGACGCGAAGGGCGGCGGGTTCGTGTTGTTCGCGAACGACGACGCGACCGTGTTGCAGTTCCTGAAGGCGGACGCCAAGCGCGCCGTGAAACAAGCCGTCCAAGACGGCTCGATGCCGAAGAACGGCAAGCTGACCGCCGAAGAGAAGTCCGCGTTCAACTGGTGATTCCAACCTCGTTTCTGGAGACGTGATGAAGACTCTGATTGCCCTGGCTGCCGTACTCGTGACCGGTTCCGTTTCGCTCGCGCAGTGCAATAAGGCGTGCGCGCCGGCTCAATCGGTCGCCCCGCAGTACGTGGCGCCGCAGGCTCAGGTGGTGCAGGCTCAAACCGTCGCGGTGCCGTCCGCGCTGTTCGTCGTGCCAAGCGCGCCGCAGGTGCAAATCGTGCAACAGCCCGTTGTGGTGCAGCAGGTCGCACCGATCGTGGTGGCTCAACCCGTGGTGGTCGCCCAGCCGCTCGTCGTGCAAAAGCAGGTGGTGCAGAAGGTCGTGCAACAGCGCGCCGCCATCATCCAGCCGGCTCAGCGGCAGCGGTCGTTCTCGCTGCAACGCAGTGTGATTCGCTAGCCACATTCGCCCGTCGGCGTCCATGCGCCGCGGGCACTTGCCTGGGTTCGCTAAATGGTAAAGCGGAGCGTCTTAGAAACGCTTGTCTCCCCGCGGGGAAACTGTCGGTTCGAGTCCGACCCCAGGTACTGACTCCCCAAACGAAAGGCTCACATGAGTTGGTCCGCACTGATTACGCTGCTGCTCCAGTTCTTCGGACCGCTGTTGCAGAAGTTGCTCGACGACTTGCTGAACCGACTCATCACGCCCCAGAGCAACATCGAAGCCATCGACCCGCCCGCGGGCATGGCGGCGCTATTCCAGGCGGCGCGGGACCAGACGTGGTGGTTCCAGTTCCGCAAGCGCGCCCAACTCGCGGTCGCGAAGCGCATCGCGGTGCGGCGCGCACCGGAGTTCTGGCGGGCGATGAAGTTCAACCAGCCCGCACCGTCGCTCACGCTGGTTGAGAAAGAGCAGATCCGCGAAACCCTGTGAGCCACGCCATGACCCGCACCGTTGCCGCTCTGCTGCTCCTCGTCGGGTGGGCGCCCACCAGCGCCGCACCCGTTCCCCCGCGCCCCAAGCACCTCACCGAAGAGATGCTCGTCGGGCGCTGGGACTTCACGTGGGGCGACCGTCGCCGACGCGCTGAGTGGGGGTGAGATTCGCAAGCAAGTCGCCGGCAACGGGCGCTTGACCGCAGAGGACATTAAGCCGCGGCCGGGGTGGTTCAGTGCCGCCATGAAAGATCGGTACGGGCTCCAAATGCCGGACGCCAACGCCGTCGCCGCGCCGCGCCGCGATGTGACACCGTTCTCCGCGGACATGACGACCGCGGGGGAGCAATACTTCCAGTTCCAGCGGAGCATCATCCGGGCGACCGCGGGAGAAGGCTACGAGGACGGTGGGCCACTCAAACCGATTGTTGACATGCTGCTGAAAATCTTTGACGTGCTGGTTTCGATTTCGCAGGGGAAGCAATACACGCCACCGCCACAATCTTCGGCTAACGCGAGGCCTAGTGGTGGCAACTCCTAGTTGCGCGCGAGTATCAAAAATAACAGCGTGATAATCGCCAACAGCGCGAAACCGAAACAGAACTCGTTCCAAGTCACGAGGCGGAACCGCGACTTTCGTTTATGCCGAACTAGTCTGTGGCTTTCATCTTCCGCGCGCATGACCGCATCCCCCAGCGGTGCCCGGTCTAGTTCCCCCGACCGGGCACACAATCTCGTTTGTAATTCGCCCGCGGTATCGGGTTCCCCAATACGAGAGCGCCATGAACTCTTCGTTGACCGCAGAGCAAAACGTCCGTTATGCACTGGTGCAACAATTCATTGAGAAAGACGTGCCTCCGGAACTCATCGGCCCGAAGGTGGATCTGTTGACGGCGGTGGTGATGGCGGGGTCTTCACCGCACGAAGGCACTCCGTGTAAAGCTCAAGCCAATACTCGCGGGTGTTCTTAGCTTTTGGTGTGCCGCTCTCTTCGCGAGAAATGCGTTCGAGTAGAAGAAATGCAATTCCCTCCTGCGTGTGCAGGAGTGGGTCCGAGGGATTCGCCACGTCTTACACCCCACGCGGGCACGGCACGCAAGCAACCGCGGCCCGCGCGCGGCTACTCGCCCGAGGTGTCGGGCAACACGAACTCGACTTCGAGCACGTCCTTGCGGTCCCGCAGCGCTCGGATGGACTCCGAGAGGCGGACCAGTTCGTTGTCCCAGCCGGTCTTGAGCCCCTGGAACGTGCCGCCGCACACCGGGCACTCGGGCGGGTGGTTGACCTTGAACTTGGTCCCCACCTGCTCGAGCGACATTTCCACCGTGGCGCCGCACGTGGGGCGCCGACAGATGATGCGCACGAGACCCAATTCGCTGAGCAGGAACGCCAACAGTTTCCGAGACATGACGCACTCCGTGTGGGGTGTAGGTAATCTACCACATCATCGACGGAACGCGGCTACTCGGCTTCCTCTTCCCACGGGAGTGGGGGCAGGTCTGTAAGCCCCTGTTTTTCAGCGTCTTCACGGGCGAGGTCGATCAGGTACCACAAGACTGGCATTTTGCGTTTGCCCGCGAGTTTTCGCAGAACCGCGTGCCAATCCTGAGTGAAGTTCACTCCGAGCCGCTTCTTTCCGGGAACCTCTGGCGCCGCTTCAGCGCCTTCTACTTTCGGCTTCCGCCCGCGTGATTTCGCCATGTCTGCAATCGTAGGCATCTCGCCGCACTCCTCAACGCCCATTGTGCTCCCCCACGCTCAGTTATCTTAACTGTTCTTCGTTGTGCTTACCGGTACTTATCGAAAAACTTCACTACTCCGGTTGACTCGGTTCGCCAAAGAGAATAAAAGTTCTCTAGTGTTTACTCAAGACTAGTCGATAAGGATGGTGGTGGTTCACAAACGGAGGTGTTCGATGGCTGGCGAATTGGTTCGGAAGTTCGGTTCTGTCGAAATCCACGCGAGACCGGAAGACAACTACGTGGACGCAACGGCGCTGTGCAAGCTGGCGAATCGCGAGTGGTACAGCTACACCAAGCGAAAAGAAACGAAACGATTTCTGCATGCTCTCGAAAGTCGCATATCCACTGGAACGCCAAACGGCGGTCTAAAGCTCGTTGAAGTGACGAGTGGGCGTGGCGGGCACACTTGGATTCACCCACAAATCGTCATCCACTTCATCCAGTGGGCGTCTCCAGAGTTTGCAGTTCAGGTGACCGAATGGGTTCAGGAACTGCTGTCCACTGGCAAGGTGGAGTTGCGTCCTAACACGGTCACACTGACGGTCGAGCAGTTCGAGAAGATGACGGGTCGCATGGAGCACATGCAGCAGCAGATCGACCGCATCACCATGAGTCCGATGCTCCAGCCGCCCGTTCTGGGCGTACCGCGGTTCACGGTTCGGGAGCGGCTAAAGTGGAAGGGGTGGCACACCACGTCCAAGGAGATTCGCCGCAAGATCCACAAGCGGGCGCTGGCAAAGATCGACAGTTGGTGCCCGGACCAAGGGCCGGATACCGCGGGCGGCCCGGGCGGTGGCGGCCCCGATCGGTTCTACGGTCCGATGCTCGGGCTACTCGACGAAGCGATTGACGAGACCCACGAAGAAGTCTTGCACGCCGCTCGGTTGGCCCCACCGCACCTGTTCTCTCCAGAAACCGAACGCAAAGCCAGCTAATCACAGCAATTACGCCAAAACGGGAATTCCCGTTTTGGCTCCCACTCACACCCCATCAAGAGGTTCGCTCATGCCGAGTTTATCTTCTGCTGCTCCCACGAACAAGGGAGCAGGCGCCGAAACCACGCTCTCGGACTGGGATGCGTATCTGAATGCCCTTCCGCACGACGGGCCGCCGTGCCCGCATTGTGAATCCACGTTCACGTACATCTGCCACGACTTGAAGACGACGCCGCGGGTCGCCGGGTGCGACGACTGCATGCGCCAGTTCACGCTTCCTCGCGCGAAACGAAGCCGCAAGCGGTCCTGACTGATTCTGTGGATACCTGTAGATCTTTGCGTATTTCTGCGGCCACCTATCGGAATGTGACATACCGGTGTCACAAGCGACAATTTAATCTTGCACCGCGCGCAAGTTCTGCGGTATCGGTGCCGATGAACTCTGTTGAGCCAAGTTCCCCCGGATGGGACGAACTTGGGGTGGGCGTTCGCGCTGCCGGCCAGCGGTGCGAACATTGCGTGACTGCCGGGCGAACAGGTTCTCTTGGTCGCCTCGACGCCCGGCGGTCAGCCCTTTACGACCAAGAAGCACGTCTGACGCACTTCCGCGGCTACGCCAGCTTCGCAGTCACATCTGGCCGCAAAACAACATTGAGGTTGTGATGGTTGCTGAACACGTTGTCGAAGTTAGCCACATTGGGCAGTTCAACATCCTTGACCGCGTCATCACGTGCGCGGTATCGAAAGATGGCGTCCGCATTCTAAGTGGCCGCGGGTACCGGGCGGCTCTCGGCTACTCGGCTAACGCCAAAGGCAACAAAAGCGCCTTAGAAAACGATGTCTCCCAGATGCCGTCGTTTTTGGCATCTGGGAACCTAAAACCCTTTATTTCTAAGGGTTTCAACATGTCTCCCATCCACTACCGGCACCCCATTAATCACCGAGTGTTTGTTGGGTACGAGGCGACTACGCTCCCAGCGGTTTGCGACGTGTACCTTGATGCTCGTCGCGCTGGCGTTCTCTTGCCGCACCAATCGCCGATTGCGGACATGTGCGAGATGCTTGTTCGGTCTTTGGCGAAGACCGGCATTGTGGCTCTGATCGACGAGGCGACAGGATTCCAGGAAAACCGCGATAAGGCGGCGCTGCGGTCTATCTTTGACCGCTATCTGAGAAAAGAATTCGCTGAGTGGTCGATGACGTTCTTTCCGGAGTTCTACCAGCGAATTTTCATGCTGCGGAACTGGAAATGGGATCCAACCAACCCGGCGTGCGGACCGCGGCACCTCGCTCAGCTCACCAAGGACATCGTGTACGAGCGCCTTGCCCCAGGCATTCTGGAAGAACTCGAGAAACGCAATCCCATGAAGGAAGCCGATGACGGTGCTCGTCGCCGCGAGGGGAAGCACCATCAGCTTCTAACCGAAGACGTTGGGCGGCGGGAACTGGATCGACACTTGGCGGTTGTCACTGGACTCATGCGGGCGTCCGCGGACTGGCGGCAGTTCGTGCGGTCACTCGACCGAGCTTGCCCCAAACCGGGCCACAGTGTTCAGCTCGATTTTGGCGACCTTCCGGGCATTGACCTACAAGCAGAAGCAGCGTAGGAGCGATTATGGCCACGCGACTTGAAGAGTTCTCGTCGGCAATTGAGGTTGCGGGTCTTTTACTCCCGCAACCGTTGCTCGTATGCGCTGATTGGTGCGATGAGAACCACGAAGCTGAATTGGCTTATGCGCTCAAGTGGTGCGCGGGCAAAGGGTATCGACCCTTCAAGCGGCACGATGGCGAACCGGAGGCAACCCGGTGA